CACTGTCCCTGTAGCCATAGAGACAATTGAGGATGACACTGATTACAGTGATATGCCTGGACTGATCCCTATTGATGATATCAACGCTGCTGAGAAGGAACAAGTGGAGGAGGAGGAGGAGGAGGAGGAGGAGGAATATCGTTCATCCTGGCAGATACCCCCCGATCTTGGACTGCGCGCTGTTGCTGCCTTGAGTGTAGCATGGGGATACCTTAACTCAGTAAAGAACAGCATTGTTGATATTGGACGCAAGGTATATAAGGCATTAATGCCTGACACGTATGTCTTCTTCGGAACATCCGCACAGCCCTACCGCATGACTGATGTGAATACTTCTGGACCTGCGGTTGCGCCTATTTCTTGGTACTACGATGCCGATACTCGTTTCTTCCTGTCTGCTCGTATGTATGCGAATGCAACCTACTATCGCGGGCACCATCTACCCTTCCTCTCAGCTCAGATTAAGTATCACGACCTGTGCCTCTATGATATTTCTGACTTTCTTGAGACTGTCAAGTGGGCTGGCGTTGATGGCGAGAAGCATCCTCCCATTCCCTTCATTCTTGCTGCATGGACTCTTCGTACTGGAATCGTCGTCCAGGATTCCGAGTTCCTGCGCCTTGAGGTAATTGATGACAACGGCGAGACTGTATCTCTGCGCTTCAACTAATGCGGTTATAACTATCAAAATTGAATGAAGCGTAAAGTAGAATAATCATCAGCCGCTATGACAATGAACACATCACTGAACCCTGATGATAAGATACCCACTGGAGAATGGACGCTTTACTTTCATTCTCCAAGGGAAAAGAAATGGAGTATTGAGACATATACTGATATTGGAACGGTTGGAACCTGGCGTGAGATGTTTGGACTTCTGAATGCGCTTGGTGATATCAAGCTGAAGGGCGGCATGTACTTCTGGATGCGCAAGGGTATTCCACCGCTCTGGGAAAACTACCAGAATATTCGCGGTGGAAGTTATTCTCTACGTGGCGGCTTGGAAAATGGTGTTGATATCTTTATCCAGTATTCTGTTGGTGCCATGCTCGGAATCGCTACACACAAGGATGACAAGGTAATGGGTATCAATATCTCACCCAAGCTAGTTGGCGGAGGAAATCGTGATATGGACCAGACGATTGGATTTTATACAATTAAGATTTGGAATCAAGATTGTATGAAGTTTGGAAAGTCTGCTGGTCTAATGCTACTTGACAAGCGTTTGTCAACGGATGAGGTTCTTTACACGCCACATAATGAAAAGAAGATGTAGTTACTTCCTATGTTTACGTGTCTTTCTATATCTTATAACATTTACTTCTCGCATAATATTTCTTAAGTTGCGAGTGCCTTTCGTAAGTTTACCAAAGGTTTTTAGTGTAGGAATCCGTCTTCTCTCAGGACGTTTATAACTAAAACGAGGTGGATATTTATACTTAGAATAAGGCGGTAATCGTATTTTTCGTCTATTATTCATAGTCTTATTTCTTGGTATTATATTTATTTGAGGTTCTTCTGTATTTGTTTCTATGGCAGTGCTGTTATTTTCTAGTATTTGTTCTATTACACTCGATATCCGTTCTACTTCAGCATGTAGTTCATCTTCAGTCACTTCTCCGCCTGAATATGACTTACTTATACGCAATGAATAATACACCTCATATAAATCTATTGCATTGTGAGTTTGTTCTTTTGGAATCGTAATACTTGATGGGAATATCTCCAAAAATTGTTCAAGCTCTGGGCTTAATAACTTTGGAAATTCATATGTAAATGACTTTGCAAGGATTATACATCTCGTTGTTATCTCATATACTTCATTTATTCTTTTATCTTCAAGAGGTCTGTCTACAATAAAGTCTGCCCCGTCATAAAAATAACCAATATCATACGCACTCTCTAAATAAAATGGTATAATCTGAGGTGACATCATATAGGCATACTTGAAAATTTCGGGATGAAAGTCGCGAAGATAACAATATAAAAAGAATGGTTTATCTTTATTAAGATAAAATATTTCACTGTTATAAACACCACCTGACTGAATCTTAGCACCACCTACAAAAAAACCACGCTTTGGTCTCTCCCCACCAAACATACTTGGTTGAAATAACTTTGCTATAAAATCTACACCAGTAGTTAACAGAACTACACTATTTATTGTCTTAAAATATCGATCTTTTGTTAAAACAAATGGATTTTTAAAATGCGAACTAGGCTGAGAAGCAAGTGCTTTTGCTGCTTCAAGATCAGTGAGTGCATTAAATCTTACCTCTAAATCTCTATTGATACTTTCGAGCTTTGGCACTATAATATCTTTTAAATACTTCCTTGCGTTCACCACCGAAGCTGGATACCATTTTTGTCCATTGACCCACACATCCTTCTCGTCTCTGTCTACACCAGCTTCTGATGAAATAACGTTCTTTATTACTAAAATAACAGATCGATTATGCGTAAGCACCTCATTTGCTACTGTCAAGACAAAACTTTTATTGATTGCTGCTAGTTGTGCAGCATCAACTGTGCGTGGAAGAAAATATGTTGTCTTACCATTATGAGTTAAAATACATCCAACTCTATTCACAATGGCGCGGTAACAAACTACAGTATCGCATGTTACAATAACTGTTTTCTCGCGAGTAATATCTCCATTTGTATCAAAAATGTAATCCAACCATATAACTTGTAATGTATCACCAAGCTCTTTTGCTAAAATATATTTTTTACATTCATTCTTATTTGCCAAGTTATTAAGAATATATTCATTCTTTGTATCATTTCCTTTAAAATAGTCAGTTTCAGGGGCAAATGTTCTTTTATTAAATACTCCATCTATACTACCAAGTGCAGTAGGTATATTTACTCTATATGTATTTGTATCAGCATTGACTTCAATGCCGCCAGTTACAATAGCCATTGAAAGTTTATCCAAATATTCTTTGGGAAGCGTATTGTAACCACCTTCTGTCACTAGATTTCTAATACCTTCCTTTGTTTTTCCAGCAGGGTCTAATATACTCCCAGGTGTAACTATTATCTTGGGATTTGAAACAACATCCATCGGTCCAGCATCTTGTGCTAGATATAGTCCCTCTGGTCTGGCATCATGACCAGTAGTATATTTCTCCCTTACAATATCTAGTCTGTTTTGTAATCCTAGACGTCGTTCAACGCTATCGATGATTATACTTTTCTTATCTCCAACTCCAACAAAGCCTGGAGGTAGCTCCATACCGCTTCCGAAAAGTTCTTGTATCATTATTTTTATTGCGGCACCGTGCCTCTTTTCTGTTAACTTAACACCAGTTGATGTTGGAACTGCTAAATCTTTTGGTGGGTCTATAATATTTATTAATCTATTGAGCACTTTAATAGATGGATCTCCTGATGGAGTTTCTAGTGCTGGAAGCGCTTCAGCCAACCCAATATTTTGATTTATTGATTCATTCGCAGCATTCATTGCTGCAACCCTCTTTTTAGAATGAATATCTTTTAAAAAGAGAATCTATACATATCCTTATTTATCCTTGCTTATTCTTAATCGGGGCTAGCACCAACTTCACTTCGCCCAGGTTGGCAACCGTATAGCGCAGAATGAGTGGGTAGTCATTCTTCAGGTACAGCTCAATCGATGGGCACAGTGACGTACACTTGGTGAACAGGACCAAGTGCTTCAGCTGGAACAGACCCTGGACAATCTCGTTCGCATTTGTGTTCTTCTGTACCTTGACTGATGTGTTGTTCTCCGAAATAATCGTCTCCTGCTCAGCGAAATCACCCATACACTTGAAGATGAGGTCAGAGCCGCTGCTCGTAATCTCAACGTCCAGCTTCTCGCCGAGGGCATTCATGTCACGGCAAATCTTCTGAATATCCGCAGATGGCAGGTGAATAATGCTGGGAAAGTTGAGGTTGGGAATCTGGATATCCTCCACATCCGTGTCAAAGAGCTTCAGGAAGTAGTTCGTCACCGTCGACTTCTCCGAGTTCTCCATACGAATACCCAGCTTGTTCGGATTGGACGCAGGGAGGTACAGCGTGAGACTGTCATTGTTGCCCATCGTCTTGATGAGCTTGAACAGGTAAATCATGTTGACACCCAGGACAAACTTCGACGGACAGTAATAGCTCTCAAAGCGGTCAGAGTGTAGGCGGAGATAGACAAGCACCGTGTGGGTCTCGTCCACTGCCATCACCTTAATGCCCTGGCTGTCAAACTCCAGATTGGCTTCCGTCAGGATTTCCTTCAGTGCCTCAATCAGTGTCCGGAAAGCCCCAGACTGAACTGTCTTAATTTCAAAAAGATTGCCATTGGCATTCGCCTTCCCCTGGGTCGTCATACTCATGGAATGATGTTCTGCTTTAGATGTCGGGAGCCTTTTAGCCCGTTTGGACGATGATTTGTTTAGGCACTCTAAAATGACGATGATGCCCTTGCAGTCTCCTCGGATATCGGTCTAAATGCCGCCTTCGCCTTGCGAGTCTGGTAGTTGCGTAAAAAGTCATTGTACTTCTTTGCTGTACTCGCATTCGCAGTTTTCTTGCGGCTCAGAGAAGTAAACGTTATAACATCTCTGCCTGATGGCTTTCCATAGGCGCTCAAGACTGCCTTTGCAGCGTTCTTATTTGCCCTTAATGCTTCTGCCTTCGACAATGGTGGCGGTGGCAGACCTGTCGCAACTGGTTCTGGCTCGCTGACAGGCGGAGGAAGAACGCGCATCTGGAACTCAGATAAAACTGTTTCTGGAGCAAGACCGTTTGGACGCGTGCCCCTTAGCGTAGACGCATAGCGCGCAATATTTGTCGCCTTTGGCTTTCCATACTGGCTTAGTATTTTACGCGCTCTTTCCTGGAGAGTTCGCCAGTTGGTTCCTGTGTTCTTCTTTGTGTAGCTACGCACTGTCTTTAGAGCAGGAGCAACTGTCACAGGAACAGAAACAGGAACAGAAACAGGAACAGAAACAGGAACAGAAACAGGAACACGAGTAGTGACAGCAGTACGATCCGCAGCAAGGCGAGCAGCAGCACGCGCGGCACGGGCAGCGGCATTATCACGACGTCTAGTGGCTAGATTCGGGTCATTCCGAAAAGGAATCAACTTGCCCTTTTTATTATTAAACTCAAACGCTGCTGCTTTTGCTTTCGGTGCCTTGCGCGTAGCCTTTTTTGCTGCCTTTGCTACCTTGCGTGTCTTATAATCCTTTAGAAACACCTTGATATCATTTAGAATGACTCGTTTATCAAACTTGGGATTATTGAGTTTCCGCTTCAACGCTGCGTACTTTTGAATATTCGCGGCGCCAGGTTTGCCGTAACGCAGTAGTTCATCCTTCGCCATCTGGCGATTTCTCGCCCAGTTCTCCATCTTACCACCGCCGCGGCGGCGCGTATTGTTGATTAACCGCTTTCCAGCCATAAACGCAAGGGGTCCCACTACCGCGGCGCCATTCATTACACCCTTCATCACACTGGGAAGAAATCCACCATTCATTGGCGTACTGTCAATACGAGGGCGGGAAATAGTATCGCTTGTTATTGTCAGCAAATCCTTGCCCGCAACCGCAGTTGGCAGACCTTGACCCGGATACAGGTAATCTATGCTCTGCTGTATACTCCCCCCACCCACTTTAGTTCTTGAAGCCATGGGACAAGAATAAGCATACATCGCCCTTTACTAAAAAGTATATAGAAAAGATGGGGGATATTTATCAAAATTGAGTGGCTAGGGTCCCCCCTTGGGCGCATAGCCAGGAAAATATGTCTTCGTCCCAAACAATCGCAGACCAGTACCAGAAGAAGTCGCACCGTGACCACATCCTTGATTTGCCCGATACGTATATCGGTTCTGTAGAGACTCATGAGGAGTTTCGTTGGATTTGGGATGCCGCGTCAGAGAAGATGGTACATCGTAAAGTGGCTTTCAATCCTGGCTTTTATAAGCTGTATGACGAGATTATGGTAAATGCGCGTGATGCGCTTGTCCGTAGCCATACCGAGAAGGATAAGCTGCCTGTAAAGAGCATCAATATCCAGGTTGGAGCTGCCGCCGATGGTGCCTTCCAAATCAGCGTAGAGAATGATGGTGATGGCATTCCTGTCGTCCAGCATACCGAGTACAAGGTGTATGCCCCTGAACTTATCTTTGGTCACCTGCTCACCAGCGGTAACTATGACAAGGGTGAGGAGAAGATTGTCGGTGGTAAGAACGGCTATGGTGCTAAGCTCGCCAACATCTTCAGTAAGAGTTTTATTGTGGAGACGCGCGACCCCAAGGTCGGTCTCAAGTACCATCAGGAGTGGAAGGAGCACATGTCCACCTGCTCCAAGCCTAGCATCACCAAGGATAAGGCTCAGAAGGGCTATGTCCGCATCGCATTTAAGCCTGACCTGAGTCGTTTCATTGGTCTCAATCTGGCGGAGATGCAGCTGGTGCTTCATACGCGTGCCATTGAGATTGCTGCGCTCGCAGGTAAGGAGGTGAAGGTCTCATGGAACGGCGCCGTTCTACCAACCAACACCTTTGAGAAGTTTACTCACCTCTTTATCCGCGATGAGGCGAACATCGCATATGAACGTTGTGGTGACCGCTGGGAGGTTGCGGCAGTCCTTACTCGTTCTCTCTTTGGGGATGATGACAGCCACGATGAGCGCCATGTATCCTTCGTAAATGGCGTAAATACTAAGAAGGGCGGAAAGCATGTTGAGACAGTCGGTCGTCATGTACTCGGCGATTTCTGCGAGATTGCCAAGAAGAAGAAGATTGATGTCAAGCCATCTCAGCTCAAGGACGCAGTTCTCTTCTTCATCAACGCCACTATCGTGAATCCATCGTTTGATTCACAGACCAAGGAGTGCCTCACCACGCCTGCCAACAAGTTCGGTAGCGTGTTCAAGTGTTCGCCCAAGTTTGTGGATTCACTTGTAAAGATTGGTCTGCTCGATGAGGCGCAGAATATCATTGATGCCAAGGTGGCAAAGGATGCGAAGCGCACCGATGGTGCCAAGAAGAAGACGATTCGTGGCATTCCTAAGCTGGAGGATGCCCTGTGGGCAGGAACTGCCAAGAGCAATGAGTGTACTCTCATTCTCACTGAGGGAGATTCAGCTGCGACCTCCGCCATCAGCGGTCTCAAGGTCGTCGGACGCGAGTCATGGGGCGTGTTTCCACTGAAGGGTAAGATGCTCAACGTCAAGGACATCTCCCAGGTGAAGTTCAACCAGAATGAGGAACTCACCGCTATCAAGAAGATTCTTGGATTAGAGCAGGGGAAGAAGTATGCCTCGGTCAAGGACCTGCGTTATGGTCGTGTGATGGTGATGGCTGACCAGGATTTGGATGGAGCCCACATCAAGGGTCTTCTGATGAATCTCTTCCACACCGAGTGGCCAACACTCATGAAGATTGGATTTATCTGCTCGCTTGCGACCCCACTCCTCAAGGCGACGCGGCGTTCAGATACTCGGGCATTCTACAGTCAGGCTGAGTTTGATACCTGGCGCGAGTCACAGGGCGAGGAGACTGTGAAGGGGTGGAAGATGAAGTATTACAAGGGATTGGGTACCAGCACGCCTGCCGAGGCACGTGAGTGGTTTGAGAATCTCCATGAAATCAAGTATGCCTGGGATGATACGACAGATGAATCTGTCAGCCTAGCATTCAGCAAGAAGCGTTCGGATGACCGCAAGAAGTGGCTATCAACGTATGACCCGAAGCGTCAGGCTATTCCCAAGCCAGATGGTTCCCTGGCATTCTCTCGTTTCATCCATGACGAGCTGATTCACTTCAGCAATGCCGACAATCTGCGCTCTTTGCCCCATCTTATGGATGGCTTGAAGCCGTCACAGCGTAAGATTCTATTTGGCTGCCTCAAGCGTGGTCTTCGTCAAGAGATTCGTGTTGCGCAGCTCGCAGGGTATGTTTCTGAGCATGCCGCCTATCACCATGGCGAGGCGTCTCTCAACTCAACCATCACTGGTATGGGTCAGACCTTTGTCGGCTCCAACAATATCAATCTGCTGGTGCCGATTGGGCAGTTTGGGTCTCGTCTTCTGGGAGGCAAGGACTCAGCTTCTCCTCGATACATCCACACTCATCTTGAGCCGATTGTCGATGTACTCTTTCGCAAGGAAGATTCGGCTATTCTAAAGTATATTGAGGATGATGGGCTCGCCGTCGAGCCAGAGACTTATCTCCCAGTTGTCCCGCTACTTGCCATCAACGGTTGTGTTGGAATCGGCACTGGCTTCAGCACGGACATTCCTCCTCACAATCCCAGTGACATTATTGCGCTGATTCGCGACCGCCTTACGGGAAATCGCCCCAGCCTTGCGGGGTTGAGCCCTAAGCCCTGGTGGTTTGGGTTCAAGGGCGCCGTGATTCAGGCGAATGAGGATACCTGGATTACAAAGGGTATTTACACGCTCGACGACACCAAGCGGAGTGTAACCATTACTGAGCTGCCAGTGGGCACTTGGACTAAGGACTACAAGGTATTCCTTGATACGCTCTGCGGTGGCGATGGTGGCGCTGCTGTTGGTGATGATGGTAAGCCTGTGATGAAGTCGTTTGATGACCTGTATGACGATGATACGGTGCGCTTCGTCCTCTACATTGAGCCAGACTACTATGAGGACATTAAGGCAGATACTGCAGAGTTTGAGAAGCGTTTCAAGCTTACCAGCTCGTGGCGCCTATCCAATATGACGTGCTTTGACACAGATATGCGTATCGTCAAGTATAGCACGATTGGTGATATTCTAGAGGCATTCTTTGAGCCGCGTCTCGAGGCGTATGAGCGACGGCGGCTGAATGAGATGGCTCGTCTAGAACGCGATGCCCTAGAGGCGGATGCCAAGGCGCGATTCCTGCGCGCTGTACTGGATGGTACGCTTGACCTTCGCAGGGCATCGGATGAGGATATTGTGGCGGCGATGAAGCACCATGCCCTACCACCTCTATCTCAGCCTTCGTCGCCAGATACCATTGATGCCTATGACTATCTCCTGCGTCTACGTATGGATCGCGTGAAGGCAAAGGCGATTCAGGACGCAGAGATGGCAGTTATCGCCGCACGTACGGCATATGAGACGCTGCGTGATACAACTGCATCGGCACTCTGGCTTCAGGACCTTGAGGACTTTGAGTCAGCATGGGATATTATGCAGTTGGTTCGTCAGCATGCGGGTTCCACGGGCGGAGCAAAGAAGAAGCGTGTTATGCCTGCCAAGCCAAAGGCTCGTTAGTAGTTCAAAATAATAACTTATAACAGATAAATAAAAATAGATCCTCTTGAGCTTTTAATCTTCTATTTTTATTTAATGATAGCTTACTATATATGTTTTATGATTTTTGTTCTCATATACCACAGATAATAGATATTACACAAATGTATTAAAAGGCTTAGTACGAGTACCAGCACCGCTGAGATTCTGCTCACGCGCCAAAGGGACAGGCATGTGGCTAATATCATCAAGATAGTAATAATAGTGGTCGACTGCACTCAATACGTGTGGACCGGACCAGTTAACGACAAGTTGATTCAGTTCAACAATCTGCTCTGGCAAACCAAATGCCAAGTTTTTGGAATACTGATAATAAATAGCACGCATGATGATTTTTAGCTCATCGACTGACTGATCATCAATAATATAGCCTTTTGGCTGACTCTTTTCAAAAACATAACGGCGAATGGCATTTTGTATAGTCCGAACATTCTCCGGGCTGAAAAAGATATTACTGAGCGGCGTGGCTTCCCAGTTTCCCCGAAGCATATCTACCTCAAAACCTGGCTCGGCAGTCTTTTGATATTGATATCCGGGAAAGTTCTTTGGTGCTTCTCCACCAGCACTTGACCGTTCCGCTAGATTTACACGTCCGTTTTGTCCGGCATAAGCCTCTGGGTATGTCAGGGGCAGTATAAAATCGGGCTGCGAGTTGGCTTGTTGCGGAACATGGGGATATTCTTTGGACATGACAACCTCTCTTCTATTTCAGACAACCTTTTACCGGCAAAGTTTTCAGCGTAGAACTCACATTTTAAGAAATATTTTCTAGAGCACAAGTATAGTATCAAATGACGTCCATTCCTTCTTACCTGAAGCAGATTCCTTCGGATGCGCGTAACTTTATCCCCGTTTCTTCCCTCGCCTACCCTGGCGGCATTAACGGTCTGAATGAGGCGACGGCGACCCTCAGCACGGCGTACTGGTCTGGTACTGGCGGCTTCAGCGGCGGCGTGCAGACTGGCACGCGCTACACCTCGTCCATCAACGGTCCGGGTGCTGGCAAGCTCCGTGACTTGGGCAAGACGTACCAGTCAGCTGGTCGTATTTTCCGCAAGGTTCAGTTGGTCGTCTATGGACTCAGCACATACGGTGTCGCGGGCAGAGATGATGTCACCGCGCCTACGGATGACTACCTGACGGGCTACATCGAGCTCGGCTGGGAGGGCGGCGGCGCCCAGGCCCCTGCGCCAGTTGCGCGTGCCCCTTAAACACGCTGTGTCTTTGTTCATTTCAAAACTCTCAATCAAGAGGCTTTTAGCCACTAGAAAAGAGTATTTCCTATAAAATATTTTCTAGAGAATAAGTATAGTATCAAATGACCTCCGTCCCTTCATACCTCAAGCAGATTCCCTCCGATTCGCGTAACTTTGTCCCCATTTCCTCCCTCGCCTACCCGGGCGGCATTAACGGTCTGAATGAGGCGACGGCGACCCTCAGCACGGCGTACTGGTCCGGTCAGCCTAATTCGGGTACGTTCTCTGGTCAGGGCACGCGCTACACCTCGTCCATTAACGGTCCGGGTGCGGGCAAGCTGCGCGACATGGGCAAGACGTATGTCTCCGCCGGTCGTACGTTCCGCAAGATTCAGCTCGTTGTCTACGGACTCAGCACGTACGGTGTTGCGGGCAGAGATGATGTCACCGCGCCTACGGATGACTTCCTGACGGGCTACATTGAGCTCGGTTGGGAGGGCGGCGGCGCCAACGCCCCTGCGCCAGTTGCGCGCGCCCCTTAAACACACTGTGTGTTTGTTCATTTCAAAACTCTCAATCAAGAGGCTTTTAGCCACTAGAAGAAGAGTTTCCTTTTTTCGTTTCCTGATATAGAGCAATAATGGACTACCTTTTTATTCTGTACATCCTTCTGGCTATTACCATAAGTTTGGGCGGTATGGTGATCCTCATCAAGTCAGACAGAACCTTTGGTGGATTCCTCTTTATAATCGGCGCGATTCTTGTATTTACCTTCTACGGCTTGCGTTGGTTTGAAGGAGACGCTCTAAAAAATACTCGCTATTCTTCCACCGCCTGGCCACCAGTGGTTAATACTTGCCCAGACTTTTTGACGCTTCACAAACGTACTGTTGGTGGTAAGAGTCAGCGTGTATGCGTTGACCTTGTTGGTGTTTCTAACAGTGGCTTGAAGCGCTTTGTTGACCCCGTCAATCTTGATAATGAGAACTATATCTTCAACTTATATGATGATAAAACGGGATCTGAACGCATCGCCGCCGTCTGCCAGGAGTGCAAGAATAAGCGTGTGACATGGGAGGGCGTATATGATGGAGTCTCATGTACCGCACAGAGTCTGCCAAATGCGAACGGCGGTTCCGATACGGATTCAAGCGGTAAATGCAAGTAAGGTAAAATTGACTTAAAATGAAAATATTCGATAATCAGGAATGGAGGCGGCAGTGACGGTTGGGTTGAAAGAAATAGCGAAATCTGGGGTTTCGGTATTTGTTGCATATGGTACTCATTATGGCGCCACAAAAATATATACTTGGTTCTGTGTACCCGATGGTATTTCAGGATTTATCCAGGGGCTTGTTACAACAGCAAGCCCATGGTGTAGACTTACCCTTGAAACAATGAAAGTTACAGAGAATCAATATTCTACTCTAATCCTTATTGGTGTCTCGCGGCTCGTTATGGCTTCTCTCGGCATCTAAGGAAATCTAGGTCAGCCAATCTAGAAGATGTGGTCTCCAACCCATATTGATAAAACCATATGCCTACATCCTTCCGCCGAGAGAAGTATTGAAGGATGGTTGAAAAAGCCGTCACATGCTGCTATTCTTTTATATGGTGAGCCAGGTGTTGGAAAAACGACCCTCGCACATCGTTGTTTACGAAAGGAATCTCTCAAGATTATCGAGTTTAATGCTAGCCATACGCGGAGCGGTACATCTTTTCGTAAGATTATTCTTCCCTTGCTTCGTGAAGGCGGTATTGTAAATATGCTTGAAACAGGCAAGCGTGGTGGAATCGGCATTATTCTTGATGAGATTGATGGTCTCAGTCAAGGTGAAAAGGGTGGTCTCAAAGAACTTCTTGATTTTTTACGCTCATGGAAACCTGGCACTCAGACTACACCGCTTATCTTGATTAGCAATACACTTGATTCTAGAAACTTAATCCAGATTTCAAAGTTATGTCTTACAATCCCCATCCGAGAAGCAGACAAAAAGCAGGTTGAGACATGGCTCGGAAAAACTCTGGATTCTGATACCGCACTCCAAAATGTTCAGGGCGACCTTCGTCTTCTTCAACGTCAAGTGGCTGGTCTTGAAAAGGCATTTGAAATCAATGAAATGCCAGAAGGTATTCTTCCTATTGCCTGGTGGACTCTTTGGAATGAGTGGGATCCCCTTGTTGAACTTGATATTGAGAGTCACGAAGCAAATCTGGCTGGACTTGTTATGATAGAAAATATCAATGATAGGATTCGGGCAACCTATGGTAACACAGAGGAAGGATGGCGGCACTATATGGAGTTATTCCAAGCATACTGTAAAAGTGACCGTGCCGATTTCTGGGCATTCTTTCATCAGTGCTGGAACCTTTTACCTCTATCTCAAGATTTAAAGTTGAAAATCCCAAGTCTGCGTTTAACACAGGAAGTTCACCTTCCTACCGAGTTTACTACACCCAAACCAGATGACTTGCGTTATACTCCAGTCCTAACAAAGCAGTCTGCGATTTTTAATAGTTGGAAGTTTATGTGCGAAATCGCAGATAGAGATAATATTCCTGTCCACACAGTCCCTGCCATGTGTCATATTGAAGCAGCGAAACCTGAACAAAAAACAGATAAACAAAGACGCCTCCGAAACATTGCCCTCCAGACACTACTCACTGATAAACCTGTGGAAAAATAAAGATTTTCTATGATTGATAGTATCAATATAAGAAACGATTTATTGCGAATGCGTATGTGCCATCTCATCATTGTGTAGCAAACGAATCACCTCCAGCGGCTCCGTCCGTCCAAGGCGATAGGCGCGACCCAGAATCTGCTTCTCCTCCTCGTGCGTCATGGCATGGAGAAGAATCACATGTGTCGCAGAAGTAATATTCAGACCCGCACCTGCCTGAATACTGTTCAGTAAAAGAACCTTTGTCTCACCCTTCTGAAATCCCTTCAGTGTTGACGCAATGACATCCTTATTTCCACGGAGATGCTTGACTGACACCTTGAGCGCCTCAATCTCCTGAGCAATCTGAAGGAATGGGTTATCATAGCGACTGAACACCAAGAACTTTGCATTTGGTGTATTCTTAATCAGCTCTAGCAGTTGTTCTGTCTTCTTTAGCGGCTCAGGTGGCTTATTTGGATCCACAATTTCATTGACAGCGGGTAAAGGCGCAGTTGCCAAGTTTCGCAAGCCCGAAGCATTAATTTGCGCGCGGCAAAGAGGGCAAGTTGTCTGGCGTGTAAGACTTGTTAGAATACATCCCGCGCAAAAAATACGAGAACAACATGGCGTCAGCGTAGGACTTTGTGACTCATCAAAACAAATTGGACACATTTCATCCTTGTAGTTCTCAATGCGCTGCTTGAGACCCTTAATCTGCTCCTCGAGACTTGCGATACGCGTCTTCAATAGACTCAACGCTGCCTCCTTTGCCTGTGGTGTAGAATATTCTAGACTCGCCTTGAAATCATAGGTCTTCTTCAGACGGTCAAGCTCTTTCATGCGATTCTCACTCACCGCTTCCACCAGCGACTTTGATTCCTCTGACTTTACACCAAGATGCTGTAATGCTCCCTGGATATCTCCTGCGTGTAGTAGATTTCTCACGTCGGCAGGAATCGCATGAGCAACAACCTGCTGTAAAAGGGATGTGCGGCATAAGATATTTCTTATCTGAATCGGTGGTAAAGTAATCGATTCCTTTACAAACTCCTCACGACAACGCAAAATAAGACGACCGCGGAACTCATTTCCTGAATGAACCATTTCACGGAAAAACGCCGTGCTGATAAAATAAAAGCGCGTGTATGTATATGTTGCGGTTGTTGAATGTTGTAACTGTGTCTGTAAAAACTGTTTCATTGTGGGATCAAGCGGTCTTCCAGCTATAGTTTGACTGTTAATCATTTGATTTAAGACAATATGAGTCATATAATGAGACACATTTGGAAATAAAAGATTTGGCCAACTCGCAGATATCAACCAACTAAATCGCGCGGTTGGTCTTGGGCGAGTAGAGGGTAAATGCAGCGTATCAGCCTCATCATAGAATACGCGCTTCCATAATAGTTTGTGCGTATCAACATACTCTTGAAGTTGTCCATACAATGTATTACTTACCAAGACAAGGTCGGCAGCGCAAATCTTCGCCATCAAGTTCTCATCATCCATGACCTTCTTTGTCTGGACTCCCAGAAACTTTAGAGTGGTTTGTTCCTTGATATATGTCTGCCACTGGCGATACAGTGTATGCGGAACAACAATCAAACATCCTACATCAGACAAATCAACCGCGTATGTAACATGCTCAAGACTGTAAATATTCGATGTGCTGTGTACATTTAGTTTAGGAATATTCGCAATCGTTGGAATGTTCTTTAGCCGCGCAATATGTCCAAGGACCATGAGAGACTTTCCAACACCTACACCGTCGCCCAAAAATGAAAAACGACTGTAGAGTGTAGCACCACCCATATCCATTCCTGTTGATAACTCCCTTTCCCTGCGTTCCATTTCATATAGAACTGCCTTTTGATGCGTGCGCAATGAGATCTTAATATCGGCTGGCTGCTCTACTTGTGGCGAATCAGATACTAATGAGTGTAAATACGCCTCATTTAAGACTGACATCGACTTTGATACGGACTCATATGTACTCATCAAACGGACCCTTCTGTTAAAAGACGGCAGTGAAAGGTTTAGACCCGCGAGCTCTAGGCACTTGTAAAAAACTCTCTGAGTTTGGCATCGCGAATAAAATCCTTAATCTTCATTGCGGTCTTATTTACAAATGGATTCTCAGTTTCACGTAGTTTCTTTTTATCAAATGTATTTTCAGTGTGACTCATTACAAGCATCACCTTGTATGGATCTAGTTGAATCATAGGATGCCTGTAATCCTCAAGGAAAGAACGCTCCTCAGAATGAGTGACTACTTCATCATACTTGTGTGACTTTCCATACGTAGAACGCCATGCCATTGTACCGTTTGTCGCATGCGTCTTACTGTAGGGACCGAGACGATAGATTGTCTTAATATCAGAATAATACATGTAGATTTCAGATGCTCCTGCAAGCTCATATCTTGGATTATTCTTAAAAGCTGTCACCACTGCGCTAACACGACATGGTGGGTAATAATCATCATCGTCCATTGCAACAATAATAGAGCCCTTTGCCTCCTCATTCAACCTATTACGCTTTGCACCAATCGTAAATTTTTCATCAGTGGAAATATAACGAATATTTGGAATCCTCTTTGCAGCCTCGTCAAATAAATCTTTTACAAGATCTTGACCATCGTCCAAAATAATCCACTCCATTCTATCCTTTTTGTAGTCCTGCGCCTCATAACAAGCGATTAGATATGGAATAAAACGCCGCCGATTGTAAGTTGGAGTGATGACAGATACAAATGGAACGTTTACGTTAAGGCTCTTTTTAGCTGCTTCTGACATCATTAATCTATATATTTAGTATCTTTATGTTTTAGACTGGTCAAAATTGAGTATTTGTTATTATGTATATCATTCATAATGGAGACATTGTATCCACAGATACTAGATATATTGGTTACGCTAAATGCTGTAAATAATAGGTTTACTCCATTTAGTGCTCAAGATATAAAAAAGCTAATCGCTGCCAAGTTGAAAGCAAAGAAAGAGAAAGAGCCTGAACACCTTCAACATCTATACAAGTTAGAAGCAATGATACGAGAACTGCGCGAATCATTTAACATTCCTACTTTGATACCTTCAGCCCCGATAGAGCCGTCATAATATGGCTTGTCTGTTCTGCTGTAGTTTTTACTGCAGCTGCTCCTGCAATGGCAAGTCCTTCGACTTGAGAGGTCATATCACTCTCTTTTGGTGGTGTAAACTTCTTTCCAACAAGATCTGCTGCCTGCTTCATGTAATCTATATAAGCATCTTTTGCAGCCTTGTCTTCAGTATACGTAAAGGGGAATAAGAAAAAGCGTCCGAGAGTAGTTGTCGAGGGAGTCGTCCAAACAGGGATCATCCTATATATATTTGGCGCCGTTCCCATAAACCAACGATAGATGTAATACATAATCGTGACTGGAAAGAAGATTCCACCGTAAATAAAATACAATATACGATACATCAGAGGTCGCCCAATCGCATCATTTGCAGCCAAGGTACCACCTATCAAAAAGAAGACAATAGATAACATTGTGAAAAATGTAGTTAACGCAGTACCCAGTGCTGTCTCTGTCATGCGTGAGATACTAAACTCAGACATTTCTGCCCTTCTTGCGTCTTTCAGACCCTTTTCGGCATCTGCGATATCTTCTGATGTGGGGGCTTTTGATACATCGACCTCAGGACCGCCGCTTGATTCCTGCCTCAATGTTTCTAGCTGTTTGCCATACGCCTCTCCCCTTTTCTTAAGATAATCGAAAGAATATTTATCAGGATTTTCATCTGCCAACTTTATTTCTTTTTCAACATTTTTTACTACAACCAAAAACTTATCTGCAACTTTTCTTGTTAGTTGTTTTTTCACAACTTGTTCCTCAATACTCGGTTTTACTACCTTCATGTATTCAGAAGCAAATTTAAATATAAAGTTTGCTTGAATTAACTCATTCCATTTTATTTTATATGGTTCTTCTTGCTCTTTGATATCATCAACGCTATGATCATTACTCTCGATGTATTTAAAACCATCATCAAAAAACTTATCAGACCAATAACTAAACCATGGCGATATCTCTTTTTTTTTAACCATCTCGGTTCTTTGGTCCTTGTATTTAATGAGTTGCTGACGAAACTTATCTTTCTCTGCCTTGATTTCCTGCTTTTCCTCCTTTATTGCCTTTGCCGCCTCAGGATTGTATGTGGCGGATTTAATAGCATCCTGAATAGTGCCCCATAGTCCGGACATTTCCCTACTGCTAGAGGGCTTGTTTTTGCTAGAGGTTTGCCGAAGAAACTCTTACTAGAGTATAGGATGGTGGCAAAAACAAGAAAGGCAAAAAAGGACTATATCATTTGTATCCCGTCCTATAAACGAGCAGAAACACTCAAAGGAAAAACTCTCGCCACCCTTGACAAATATAATATCCCCGTGTCCAAAATCTATATCTTTGTTGCCGACAAAGATGAAGAGGAAATCTACCGGAATACTATAGAAAAGGACTCTTACAATAAGATTATTGTGGGTGTAAAGGGATTAGCAGAAGTTCGCAACTTTATCGCAGATTACTTTCCGAAAGGGAAACGAATCGTCTTCATGGACGATGATATAAAAGGGTTCCTAGAGTTTGATGAGGCTAAACCTCGTCATGAGAAGCCTCTTGTTTCACTAGAACGTATCATTCAAAAAGGATTCTCAGAGTGTGATAAGGCTGGCGCCCGTCTTTGGGGCATTTATCCAAGTGCCAACGGATTCTTTATGAAAGATACTGTGAGCACTGACTTGAAGTTTGTTGTTGGTTGCTTTTTTGGAATAATAAACCCTGGAACAGGCGAAAATGGACTTGATATTCCTTTTGGTGAAAAAGAAGATTATTATCGTACACTGCGCATGTATGACTTAGATGGGACTGTTGTGCGTCTTAACTTTGTTGCACCGAAGACTGCCTTCTATACTGAGCCTGGGGGTATGCAAACTGACCCCCTACGTCGTAAAAAACAAGAGACTGCTGTAAAATGGTTACTCAAAAAATATCCCGATTGGGTTACTCTAAATCCAACACGCAAGAGTGGGTTTATGGAGATTCGTTTACGGGATAAACGTCCTTCTGAGAAATAACTTTGCCATTTATAGTTTTTATTTCACGAATATACATTGTTATATCAGTGATTGATTTCATTGCTTCCTCTAGTGTATTCTTTATGTCAACAAGGGCAGCTAAATCAAAAGAAACATAATATATATAATATTTTGTTTCGATTGTTTCTGTTATTTCTGTCATGGCTATATTTAATACTACTGCTATTCGGTTTAGATTTACAGCGCATACTTGAGTCCACCCATACCACCCGCCACTTCAAAGAAGTTTAGACTTTCTACATATATGGTTAAATCATATACGTAGTTCGGCTCAGTGGGCAAAGGAAAGAAATCAACCTCCACTTGGAAGTTCTTAATACGACTCGCGTTGATGCTTCCTGACGGCTGCGTATTTGGAGAATGAAGCATGAAGTTATAGACAGGAATCGGGTTAATCGGAATCGACTTTCCACTCATCGTCTTCCACGGTGTAATCTTTGTGAAATAGTCAATCGGCTTTTCCTCCTGAATCTCATTGCCGTCCGCCAAAACACGCAACGCTCTCAGAATCCCTGCCTGTCCTTGTGGAATCAAGAGACCACTTGAGTTCGTCATTGTATTAATAAGGGTTTGCCCTGGTGTCGGTACAAATGGTACGCGAGGGAAGTCCCACCAGTTTGAAAAGTTAGCAAAGTCATTCTTATACGGGATACTGTCGCTGCGTCTCTGAATAAAAAGAAGACGAGCGATCGGGTTGTGTGTATATAAGTCTAGAATCTGACGATTGTATAACGCAGGGAACTGATAGGGTGTAATCTGAGGGAAAAGATACGATAGAGGTTGTGTGGCAAATGTCTTACGTTCTTCATCTGTGAGATATACATACGTACATTGTAATCTTGGATTTAAGAACCAGTTATTTAATGGCGGAACAGACGCACCAACATCGGTAGCAAAATAGCGCCACTCAGCGCCCTGGTCGTTACTCGCTACATATTCAGGCATATTCACCTGGATCAACTCTGTCGGCGCAGACATTTTATAGAGTGGGTTCACTCGGTATCCAGACGCATCAAGAATAGTATAAATGTCCTGTATAGAGTTCAAAATAATCTGAACTTCGCAATCATGGTACTGTAATGCGACAAGTGGTAGCGCCTGGGATGGATTGTCTGAAAACCAGAAGCCAAGAGGTACATGGATTTCCTGCCCAGGTATAGATGGACGATTCAACTGCGCACCTGAAGGTCTATTAGGATTCAAAAATACATTTGGATATCCTACACTTTCAGTACCACCCGCGTAAATACCATTCGCAGGGTTTGTCAGTTCAGGAACATCGCCTATCATAATACGCCACTTCTCAAACTCATTTGCGTCATAATCAATGATGGCACGAGAAAGCAAATAGGTGCCATCCACTTCTTGAATTTTCTGACCGCCAACAAAAAACGCAGCGTTCTGAATAATGGCTGCTCCAAGAAAACGCACCCATTGATATTGCCATTGCGAGGTGCGGTCTTGCGGCTGAACGTATTTACTGTATATATCAGGTATTCTGAATGAAAAATACATATCACTTAGTAAGTCGCCGATACGTTGAAGTTTCACACGAAGTTTGATTGGTTGAGAGAAGAATAGTTCATTTTGACCTTCCAATGCGACAGATACATTTTCTTGGGCATAATGACTGTAGCGACGAAATATTTTGTACCAGTATGTCATTTCTGGATTTCCACTCAAAAGCACATTTTGAGCGCCGTAGGCTACGAGAGCTATTAACCCGCCGCCTGTCATTCTAACTGGAGCTGTTAGAATGCTGTTTCTTAGGCTTTACGCTGTCTTCGTTCTTCATTTGCTCTTTAAAAACAAATGTAGAAGGATTTATATTTATATTTGTGTTTGTGTTTGTGTTATTACACTATTGCTGTAGCTGGTAGCTTGTTGTCCAGTACGTGTCCGCCAGGTAAGGAGGTACATCCTGCGTGTTTGCGACCGTCTGCGTTGAGGGTCCCATATTCATGAGCGACTGAATCTCTGTGTAGGATACCGCATACGAGAAATAGATGAGGCGGCTGAGATTGCCACGGAATGCCCCATCAATACGAATATTCGTATCCTTTGGCAATGCCTGAACCTTCACCTCGCCCTCCAAATAGAGCTTCAGGGGGCTGAAAAGCGTCAGCGGCTGGAAGTTCTGGTAAGGCAGAGTTCCCTCAAATGGCAGCTTCCTGCGGAGATTGCCATTGATGTAGACCTCCAATGAGTTCTTGCGGCACGTAATGACAACGTGCGCCCACTTACGAACGGGCACATTCTCTACGTCAACAAACATATATGGGTTCTTGTATGTGTTCATCACCACCCGGAGTGTATTGGAGTTTCCACGTACAAATACACCAGGTCCCATCAAAGGCCACGCCGTCGCATAACCCTTGTGCATTACGTGGTGAAGCGTGTCCTCTCCCGTAAAGGTGGATGGATGAATAAAGATATAGAAGGCATACGTGAACTCAATGCCAGTACGCTCATTATCCGACAATGGAATCGTCTTAAGAGTTGGTGAAGACACATTCGGGTCCTGCGTAAAAACATAGGACTTGTCTTCAGCCGTAACAGTTATTGGCAAAAGCTCAACAGTTGATCCACCAATCTTGTTGAAGGTAATCACCAAGTACTCAAAAGCCGAGAATACAAAGAAGAGCAACGTCAGCATGACGAGCGCCAGCAAAAGCTGTTGAAAGAAGCCTTTGCCGAGGATTAGTCCTAACGCACCTGTGTTTGTAGGATCCGACATCTATACTTTCATCATTTTTTAGAACGTGTATTCTCCATCTTCACTTATTATCTTTGCCATGGGGAACTTGTATGTAACTGTGCCCTTCAGGTCGAATATGTTCTTAAACCAGTCAAGGATGCCACCACCAGCCACATCGGAGGGACCCGTCATGTAAATGCGGTACGCCTGCTCAGGGTTGAGCGCATAGTTGTAGCAAGTGACATCACCCAGGAAGCCATCAAACCCGCCAAAGTCAAGCAACTTCATGCGTACAGCCTTATCAACCTTGAAGAAGTTGGGCAGCACACATGACCGGGCAAGCTTGCCATCGAGATAGACATCGCATGTGCGTCCATTCAGCACAACACTTACGCAAACCCAACGCTGGAGGTCAACCTCGGGTAAGTCACAAAGTGGCATCACATCGCGCAGCAGACCGGGGTCCTGGTCGTTAAAGAGCTTCTTGACACCCGCTGCCGTGAGATCACTTGAGCCAGCCGCCCCGCTGCCAGTCGTCTGTCCGCCGCCGGGCGTATGGACACGCACAAGCAACTTATTTGTGAATGAGCCCAATCCAACAACGAGCGTTGAGAAGTCGGAACCGCGAATCTCAAGGATGTGCTTGTTCTTACCGAGCTGGTCCTTGAAACCCGTCACGTACGCCCAGAAACTGATAGAATACTCACCACCCTCATAAATGGGGGGAATCTTGTATAGAGGTAAGTTTCTCGACGTGTCAGCACGCAACGCCTGCGTGATAATAGCAGCCGCCTCAATACCCGAAGACGTATACAGGTATTTGTATAAATAATACAAGGCTACTGCAGCCAGGACAATAACGACGACACCACCAAATCCACGTGTCAAACCTGCCGGAACTGAATTACGAACAGACTCCATTGATTCTGATGAAACATAGGTTTTTTAGTTGTCAATACATATCTTATTCTCTTCAAAAGAACTTATAAGGTAAGTAGTTTGTAGAACACATTAGGCATATTGAGTGTCCCAATCTTGTAATGGTGACGATGGGCGCACATTTGGACCGCGGATGCACGAACCATCTTTACAAATCGGTATATCAAATGGAAGTTTCGTATCATTCAAATAAGGTGCGCCGTTAGTATCCGCGTTTGTGGAATACTTCGCTGATATCTGTGTTGCCGTGAGCTTTTCGGGGAATGTCTCCACATAGGCAATCTTTCCATTCAGTAAAGGATCTCCAGCGATTATGCTTCCATTCACTGCACCCATATCAACCATGTGCTGTGTGCGCTTTGAAAACACAAGGGAAGCATTATAATATATATCAAAGCGGCGTCCTTCCCTTGCTACCGTTATCATTGTCCATTTCTGGAAAGGGATATCAGGAAGTACCATTGTTTCTTCAACAGTTTCCATGTTAGGATTATCCTGCTTCCTACGCTTTGTCCGAACTACAAGCTGAGCTGTCGATGCCTTCTGACGCGAAGCATCAGGTGCTGCCAATAGTTCAATACGCACAACGTTGCTCAGATTCAATATATTTACATATCCTGGGTGATTGCAAGGGGAACAGTCATTTGCCTGGCAAACGCACATCCCATAACGACCAGTAGCGCAATCAGGCTCACCTGGTTTCTTATTTGAACCAGTGGTGCTACAGAGAGTGAACTGCCCTGTACGTTGAATCGGCAAAGGATACAGAAATGCTTGGAACGTACCCGTATTCGTCTTTGATAATATCATCTGCGACTCTGTCGTAGTGCCAACCTCTGGTCTCTTTTCTAACTTAAATGGTCCCACATTTACAGTATATTTGGGTCTCTCGTAAAAATACAAAAAGTATATTACGAGAACTACAATAATCGCGAGGAGTATCCAGCCCCACATTCTAACATTATGTATCAATTTCATAGACGTTCTTCTAGGCACATATTCCCTCTAGCTTGAACATTTTCATATCTGCTAATCCAGGTGGTGCCTTAAGAATTTCCATCGCAGTTAGCGCACGGTTCCAATATTGAAAGTTCATTACCCTAACCGCAGAACTAAAGATTTGCGGACTACTGAAGAAATATCCATTTGTTCGCCTTAGTGGATACCGGAAAGTCTTTGTTCCAACCAACTTACCATTCAAATAGACTTCCATCATTTGGTCTAAAAGCACGACTGTCAGTCGGAAGACTCGGCGAACAGGAACGTTTAGAATAGTCGGGGTTGATTCAGGATATAGTTCATTATTACCCTTCGTCGTAATCGCTGTGACTGTTAAATCGTTTGTACCTGGTGCGAGATACATGAGTAGATTCGTCTCAGGATAGTCGTTGTAAAATGGGTCTGTTACGGTACCTTTTACATTAATAGCAGTCCTTGACCTATAGAAGAATACACGCCGCTTTAATCCTATGTTTGGTTCATTATTCACAAGGATGTCCTGCTGAATCGTAATACCACTCGGTATCACACGCAAAACATTCGCACTTATATCAACAGCACCAGGCGCCTTTGTCCAGACAAGCTGACCATCATTTGTATTCGAAAGTCCAAATAATCCCTTGTCTCCAAAACTAAATGTAAATATCGGCTTGACTGTGTAATGGACAACCAACAATATGATGAAAATAACGAGAAGAAGTATAGCAATCCCATATAAAAGACCACTGAAGGAAAACCCACTCGTTTCTGTGGTATAAGGCTTTGAATTCTTAATATTCAGTTTCTTCATAGGTCCTAATAACTTTTCTAACTCCTCAGCACGTGAGGTCATCCTGTTTTTATGTTGTTTTCTTTTTCCTTGTAGTATTCGCAGAACGTTTCGCAGGTCCCTTCTTTACGTCAAAATCAATCTTCTTATAGTACTTTCGTGTCTCAGAATCCTTACACTTGCGCAACTTCTCGCGCAAATAACACACGAATGAAATACGCGTAAAGGACTTGTCTCCACCTAGCGTACCCGTAGAGGGGTCGTCAAAATAGATGGGTGGTAGCTTCTTATTGTATTCCTTGTCTTCCTTTGTCTCATAGAGTTCAGTATTGCAGTGCCACTCATGAACATCCATAGCAACAAAGTCGCCTGTGCGCAAGTTGAATCCGAGACCATACCGAGGAAACATAGTGTAACCGCCGTGATATTTTCCACGCTCAATCACACTCAAGTTACCATAACCATCACGAAAGTCGCCTGCGTCGCAATGGAGAGCCGTGCGGAAGTTCCGATTTACCGTAACAGACGAAAACGCCGTGTCCGCTATTCTGAAAAATGGCTTCTCATCTACCGCCTTCTTTTGAAGCGCATAACGCTCGGGGACTAACTTCTTAAACACTGCGTCTATCGCCTCAATAAACGGAATACCTCCCTTGTAATACTTGAAATACTTCTGCGTATATGATGTCAAACGACATGGCAATCCCATAAACGGTGTCTGTTCAAAATATCCGAGGACGCTGCTGAATACATTGTTATTTACGCGCATCTTGCTGACCTTTCCATTTAACACCTCGCGCGCCGACCAACCAGTAATATCCGTTGGTTTGCGTTTCTTCCAGTATGCACCCTTCGCCTGAATCGGACCTGCCGCGGCACCACGGTTGCGACTGGGGGCTGCCGTGATATAATAGTTTTGCCAACCCTGAATAATCTTGTCATGCGGTATTACATTCTTCCGAAACTTTGCTAACAACTTCTTTTTATCAGGATTCTCAGGGTCTATTCCATAGATATCTGTATCTTCCTCAATCATTGTCTTAATCGCCTTTTCGTCAAAATACGTGCCTTCGCGCGCCTTGATTTCATCATTTGTCATAATCGGCTTCAACACAATCTCTTTCACATTTGCTGATGGTGGTGAAGCTGGCTTTTTAGGGAGATTCAGTCCTTCCATAACTTTTTGAATCTTATCAGAGTTCGCTGACTCCATCTCTACTTACTGCTTCTCTCCTTTTTGGAACCACCAGAGAAGTCCACCAATCGTAACTGTTGTCGCTACACCCAGACCAATACCCTTTATTATTGCACGCAAATCAGCTTCTGCGAAATCGTCTGGCTTCAAGACTGGAGAACGACCACTCGCCCCCAAACGTGTGTAAAAGTTTATGGATTCCACCTCAGTGTACTTTGGCTTTCCTAGAGTCTCATTTACACTGTTATGAAGTTCAACTGTCCACTTGAAGAGATCATCGCGACGGTCAAGAAACGGGCTAATCGGCATTTTCTGAAGAAACTCTGCGTAATGCTCTCGGCAAATAGGACACGGTATTAAAAACGTCAACGATTCAAAAAACTCTTTTGCAGCCTTCTTATGTCCGTATGAAGCTTTTACAGGATATCCAAGGGCTACGATATGCATTGTATGCCAAAAGAATGGTCCCCATGTACTAGGGGGTAGATGCATCTCCTCTATCTAAAGTATCGGAAAGCATAGCATACTAAAGGGAACGCACCATCTTTCAAAAAATGTTCCATTTCCAAAAAGGCACAAAACACTGCAGCAACTGCGGTAACACAGGTCATAACTTCCGTGAATGTCAAGCACCTGTTACTAGCTTTGGCACAATCCTTTTTAGAGTTTCAAATGATTCTTGGTCTCAAGAAAACATCCTTTCAACAAACCAACATTCAGTTACTGGATTTGAATCCGTATTCCCAAATATCGAAGTTCTTCTTATTCAACGTCGGGATAGTTTTGGATATGTTGATATATTGAGAGGAAAGTATTCTGTACACGACGTTGAGTATATTAAAAAGCAGATTTCTGGCATGACAGTAAAAGAAAGAGCATCTCTTGTCTCACGTGATTTTGATGAGTTGTGGGCAGAAATGTGGGGGTCTGAGAGTGCTGATGTACAATACAAAAAGGATAAGGAGACCTCTAGAAATAAGCTCATCGCATTACGTGAAGGCATTAGTCTAGATGTATCCGGCAATAAGGCAACAATCGCAGATTTTGTAAATGCTTGCACAACAACTTGGAATACACCTGAATGGGGATTTCCAAAGGGGCGCCGAGATGGAAATGAATCAGACATCGACTGCGCCTTGCGTGAAATGCGTGAAGAAACTGGACTTGAAGAAAAAGATGTACAGGTCATTCACAATATGGAGCCCTTAAATGAAACCTTTTTTGGAACAAATCGAGTCCATTATTCACACAAATATTTTATTGTATATGTTCCGGATGGAACAAGCGTAGCCTATGATGATAAGAATCCTCATATGTGTCGCGAAATTGGAAACCTAGGCTGGTTTTCACTCAATGAAGCACTTGAAAAAATACGTCCAGAAAATGTGGAGAAGCGTGAAATGCTCTTACGATTCAGCTCTCTTCTACGAAACTATTGCCCCGTTCTACATCCATCATAAGGGACTATGCGGTTTGTCTATCTTGAATTTACAAATGTAAGATAGAGAAAGATGTCCCTCACCGAGGAAGAACTTCTTCAGCGCTGGAACACAGTAACAGATCCTGGAGAACGCGATCGCATTCTTCAAGAAATGACAGAAAGACATCTGTTCCCCGAAGTTGAAACAGATCTTATTGAAAAAGAAGGCGGATTATATCCTGATACAGAAGACCCCCTATTCATTCAGAAGTTGCTTCAGAAACAAGAGTTCGCAGAAAATAAACAGCAATCCATTCTCGATATGATGGGCGAGAATCCTTGCGATCCCAATCTTGATTTTGAACTGAGCCCTGTTCAGCGCTTTGTTGGTCAGTTTCTAAGCCCCAAGACACCATACAACTCTGCTCTTTTATATCACGGTGTGGGAGTGGGTAAGACCTGTAGTGCGATTACCGTAGCAGAAGCATATTTAGAACGGTTTCCTCGGAAATCTGTCATCATTGTCGCACCACCGAATATTCAGCCAGGTTTTCAGAGAACTATTTTTAACGAAGAACGGCTTGTTCTTGGAAAAGAAGAAGGAGACCCCAATGATTTCAAAGGATGTACTGGAAACACATATCTTCGTCTTACTGGAATGGAGTTCAATCGTGATAAAAAGACAATCATGACACGCATAACTCGCCTGAGATCAAAGCGTTATAATCTTTTCGGTTACACGCAGTTTTACAACTACATTCGTGATATTCTGGAGAGACGCATATCAAAGAAACTCACAGGCGAACGGCGCATTCAAGAAGAAATCGCAGTCTTGAAACGTGTATTCTCAGGAACACTCGTGATTATTGACGAGGCACACAATCTACGTGATATAGCGGGGGAAACTGAAGATGAGACTCGGCTTGATGCCCCTGGCGGTCTGAAAGAACTCGCAGAAAGCAAGGCTGGCAAACTTTTAACCCCATATCTTCGTCGTGTGCTTGACGCTGCTGATGGAATGAAGTTGCTCCTCTTAACTGCGACCCCAATGTATAACTCTTATCGCGAGATTATTTTCTTATTCAATCTACTACTTCAAAATGATAAGAAGGCACTTCTTTCAGAAAGTATGGTTTTTAGCCGAGATGGAGGTTTTACTCCAAGTGGAAAGGAACTCTTAGGGCGCGCAGCAAGTGCCTACCTATCCTTTATGCGTGGCGAGAATCCCCTTTCATTTCCTATTCGTCTGGAACCCCAGATTCCCAATAAAATAACCGTTTGGCCGTCTATCTCGCCCGATGGAACACCCATTCCAGCTAGCGAAGAAAAAGAAAAAGAGCAAGTCATAAATCTACCTTTTGTACCATGCCCATTCCTTGATACAACACTTGCTGACTACCAACGTCTCAGCCAACAGACAATCCGTGAAGGTGGTCTTGGACTAAATACTGTCGATACCATGATTCAAGCAGGTAACTGGATATTTCCTAGTACTTCTGAAGATATCGTACAGCGCGTACGTGATGCAGGATTCCGTGGAGCCTTTCAAGAAGAAATGCGCGGTGGTCTCAAGGCATTTAAGAGTCGCCCTGATGTCGGCGCGGCTTGGCTACGCGAAGATCAAATAGTCTCCTATTCTCCCAAGGCTGCCTTTCTACTTCGTCGTCTTCGTACTACATATGGTGTCGCATTCGTATATAGTCGTTTCGTACAGTCAGGTGCCCTTACATTAGCCATGGCTCTAGAGGCAAATGGATATACTCTTGTAGGACGCGATGTGCCATTTCTCCTTGACGGCAATCAAATCCCAGAAGAAGGACGTCAGTGCGCGATATGTGAAAGGAAAGAAAGAACACATCAAGGCGCATCGCACAAGTTTATCGCTGCGAAATATGTCTTACTCACAGGTCGTGATGAATATTCACCAAACAATAATCTGTCTGTTGATATGGCACGCGCCGACGCAAATGTCCGCGGTGAAATGGTAAAGGTTGTTCTAGGTTCACAAGTTGCGTCTGAGGGTATTGACTTGCGTTTTATTCGTGAAGTCTTTGTGTTTGATAGCTGGTATCACTTGAACAAACTGGAACAAGTTATTGGTCGTGCCATTCGTATGTGCAGTCACATCTTGCTGCCTGATAAGGAAGAGCGCAACTGTACAATCAATCTTTTGATTACCACATTTCCTCCTGAACAAAATCAAGAAACCTTGGATATGTATCAGTATCGCACTGGATTCCGCAAGGCTCTTCAAGTGGGTAAAGTTACTCGTGTCCTGAAAGAGTATGCGATAGACTGTAACTTAAATCGTGATGCGATTCTCATTAAAGGATTAACAAAAGATACAGTTTCAAAGAATGGTCTAATCAGTCTAACACAAATAGATGGGCAACGGAAGGTGAGAGAGAATGTCGACATCAATGATATGCCATTTACAAGTGTATGTGATTGGATAGATACGTGTGATTATTCGTGTGCAGTTCCTGTTGATATAAATCCTGCTAAACTCGATGATACGACATATAGCGAATATGCTTCACGTTGGCGTGAGAATCAAATCAAGAAAGTCCTCCGCGAACTTTTTGAACAGAGAGGTCAGCCATTTTACAGATTTGAAGAACTTCAGAATCTGATGGCAGTCCGCGGCGTTCCTCGTATCGCCTTGGCATCTATCCTATCAGACATTACTGGAAATCGTTCGTTCCGCATTCGTATTGGAACTCAGAATGGATACATTATCTACAAGAATGGACTCTATCTCTTCCAACCTGAGATACTCAAAGATACAAACTTGCCACTGGCACTTCGTGCGGCAGCCTTTCCTGTCAAACGCGATTCATATGAGCCGATTCATATTGAGAAGCCTGCTCCACCCAAACCTGCTGTGCCTGAACCAGCAGCTGCAGCTGCGCTAACCGTCGCTCGAGAACCAGAGGCTGACGCCGCTCCGATTATGGTCGTGACCCCAGGATATAAGGAGTTCTGGGGAGCACTCATGGCATTTGTATCAAGCATTCGTGAGGGCAAAGCAACGTCTGACTTACCACCTGCGGTGATTGACCAAATACGCATACGCTATGGCTCTATTCAAAAGAGTTTCCAGCGTGTAAGAGATGCTATGAGTATGATTACAACCTGGGTATATAGATATATCAAGGCAGATGAGGCAAAAAGGCATATATTTGCTGTAGCGGTTGCCGAGTTTTTATGGGATGAGTTTCTCACTGTCCAGGAACAATACAATATTTTTATGGAAGCAAAAGACACTACCTCTGAAATTCTGAAACTGATGTGGGTAGAAAATACTGTTCAAAGTGGCTCTACATCTGCGTATCGCTTTGTAAATCCGATGACAGGGACGATTCAATATATTTGTGATGGAAAACTCTGTAGCCCTGCGCTCGTTCGTGTCTTTGAAGAGGAGCCAACAGATATTTTACGAGGAATCAAGGCAAACACAACTACCACGGCGCCGATTTATGGAACTGTCAACTATAAAGCAGGCACATTTGTCTTTAAAACAAATAAGGCTGTCGCTCCTGAGAAGAAACAGCCTGAAACTGGATCTGAATGTGCGAATGTAAGTAATATCGCTGCTCACTACAAACTTCTTGAACAGATTGGAGAACTAATAAAAGGACCTATTGGAACGAACTTTGACCTTGTAAATGAAAAGATGACAACGGGTGAGTTCTCATTTAAGAACTCGGTTCGTGCCTGCGCGCTTACGGATGTGCTACTTCGTTATCTGGATAAACAAAAGGTAACTGGTAAGCGCTGGTTTTATAGACCAATTGCCACGCTGAAAACAAAACATCGCGGCATTCTTCCCAAGAAGTGAGTTTTATACCTAAGCAAAATTGAAGTACTCAAAACAGAGGTGATAAGCACAAGTATGGAAACGGTTGCTTTATTTGAAGAGAAAATCCCTGTAACGCCTCGTGATCTTTCCAGGGATACTATCAATATTACAAACATTATCCAAAAGAAGTTTCGGGCAAAGCTTGAGGGGCATTGCTCACTTCATGGATGGGTGAAACCAAACTCGGTAAATATCTTAAATCGTTCCGTTGGCGCCTTTGGTCATGGCGACTTTACTGGTGATATCGTGTATCAGGTACAGGCGGAAGGAAAGGTTATCAACCCTCCTTCTGGTATTGAGGTTGTCGGCGATGTCATTCGTAAAAATAAGATGGGCATGTATGTCAACTACCAGGACGCTGTTCGCATCATTCTACCGCGCGACCTTCACATTGGAGACGATGAGTATGATTCAATCCAGATTGGCGAGACGATTAAGGTAGAAATCAAGAAGTCGCGATTTCAGGTGAATGATGAGTATATTCTGAGTGTTGGCTTGTTCAAGGGTCGTGCGAATGCGATTGCGGCTCTTGATGAGCCCCTCGCAAAGGTTCAGGAGGAGGTGGAAGAGGAGGAGGAGGTCGAGGAGGAGGCACCTGAGGCTGAGGCTGAGGCTGAGGTCGTTCCTGTGATTGAGGCGCCTGCGCCTGCGCCTGCGCCTGCTCCTGCTCCTGTCGCTGTTGTTGAAGCGCCTGTAGCAACAACTACAATGGAGCCGATTGCCTTTTCCCCAAAGACTCCATTCCGTGAGTTGAGCAACTTGTATCCTTCACCCTTCACACTCGATGGAAAGATATGGCCCTCGGTTGAACACTACTTTCAGTCACAGAAGTTCCCTTCCAACCCTGACTACCAGGAACAGATTCGAACTGCCAAGACGCCACTGAATGCAAAGACCCTAGGTGGTTCATCAACACTTCCCATCCGACCTGATTGGGATACAGTCCAGGAAGATATTATGCGCAAGGCACTAAATGCCAAGTTTACTCAGAACCCAGTTCTTAAGAGTGTCCTGCTCAGCACTGGTGATAGTCCTCTTCAGGATGCTTCATCTACAGACGCATATTGGGGTATTGGACGCACCAAGAAGGGTAAGAATCGTCTAGGTATTCTTCTCATAGAACTCCGGTCTTCTCTCCGTGCGGAAGGAGATGAATAAGGGGTTTCAATGGAGCAAGGAGAAAGAGCATGAGTGGATCCGTTCAAAACCTTACAAACCAGGAATATGAAGACAGAAAGCGATGCCTTGATGAACTAAAAAAGCTTGTGAAGTCAGAACAAGAACAGATTTTTACTATTATCAAGCGTTTTAACATTGAGTTTAGCGAAAATAGCAATGGAATATTTTTTGACTTGAGCCGTGTAAGCCAAGAGGCATTCAATGAAATCCAGAAGTTTATCATCTTCTGCCAAGAAAATCGTAAGGAGTTTGAACTACGCGATCGTGCCATGGAAAATAGCCGTCTAAACCTTGGTGAAGCTACTTCTATAGTATAATGGCAACCGCTGCAACATCTATTTTTCCTGAAATCTATAACATCATCAACAAAAATCCAAATCGTAATAATGCTTTGACTACGTCTGTGCGTGGGGGTTCACATACTCCAACGCAAAGTCTTTCAGAAGGGGAGCCATGGGAAATATTTTCCCTAAAACCGATTCAACCTCCCGGTGCCTTGTCCCTTATTCTATGGAATACAAACTCACTCTATTCACTTGCCTCTATTCCCCTTCGCAAACAACTACTCGTTGATACTCTTCTTGAACTCCATGGGCGTGTAGATAACGAACTGATTGGACGCCGCTGGCCACGTAAGAAGATTCAGGATCTACTAGCAGGTCAAGTCTCAGCAAATGATAGTGCATCTAGCACTCCAGTTATGCTTGAAGAAGTTTTATGTGAGCTATTTCGAATCCAGAAAGTTCAAGTAAATCGCAAGACAAAAACCATTTCCTTCTTTCCTCGTGATGTTCGCTGCTGGGTATCTGACCGCCCTGTGATTTTTGCTGACGATGACAACTGTTGGTACTTTGACGCAGAGCAAAATAAGTCTGTGCTCGGCTGGGTAAGCGAAAAGGAGGAACAGTCATGGACTATTCAGTGGCCTACGGCGGACGGCAAGCTAGAAGAACTCAAGGCTGCCCTTACGAAAAAGAACCTCGTCGCACATACTACTTTCACTTCTGATACGCAGAAACTACGAAAGGATGACTATGCTCGCATTCTAGGGCGCGCGGAATCTATTGAAATCCTGGGACAACTGAACCTACGTACTCAGTAAAATTGGAAAGCCCCTAAGGAGAAAGTTAGGTTTAAAATTAGGACTGAGGAAGCATGGAACTGTTTCCTGGAGAAGCTGAAACTCTTCGTAAAATCGTTACCGAATGGACCGAGCACGGAGAGCGTGAGTTGGAAGCTACCTTTGGCGTCAAAGGACAGGTAGATGCTACACGTTTTCTGACGGTAGCGCAGCGTCTCAGGGCAAAAGGCTATACTGCCTTGCCTCAAGAAGACCGCCTTACCATCACGTTGGCTGACCACACTCGTTTTACGTTAAATGGACTAGGTATCATTCAACAGTATTGTCGTGACGACCGCCTTGCTGGTAAGCCGTTTGTGGCGATGATTAAAGATCGCGCGGGAATCGAAAGTAATCTTGATTTGGAGGAATACGATGTACGCGTCAAGGTGCGACGTGAAATCCCCTTGGGTTCAGATGACTCTCGTGTGAAGGACATTCTCAGCACATGGGCGCAGCAAAAGAAGGCATTTCGCCTGATTCGGCGTTGGACATTTCAGGGTCACGGAGTTCTCTTTGACCTGTCGATGGTGAGGAGCACAAAGAAAGATTTGAAAGATAACTATATTTGGGTTCGCAACTTCAAAGACCAGGATATTCTTTCTGCTCCGCCGATTTATGAGATTGAAGTTGAGCTCATTCACGAAGACGCAACTGCTACGCCTGATAAGGCTATTAGTGCTCTTATTAGCGGTATTGGTGAAATCCTCCGTGGCATTCAGAAGCATACTGTTCTGATACGCAAGTCTGTTCAACAGAAGTCGCTTGATGCCTATCGCACGCTTGTGAATGATGATAAGTTCCGTGGAGTTGCGCCAGTGACCCTTGAACTAAAAAATATGGTTCGGACACCGATGGAGGGTGACCCCAATATTCGCAGCGGCTATAATGTCACAGATAAGGCGGATGGTCTGCGCGTCCTTGGGTTCTGTGATGGAAAGGGCGAGTTGTATCTGATTGATATGGCACTCAATGTCTATCGTTCAGGTCTTAAGAAGGAGGCATGTAAGAACTCGCTTGTTGATGGTGAATGGGTGACAAAGGCGAAGGATGATACCGCGATTCAGCAGTTGCTTGTATTCGATATCTATACTGCCCCCGAAGAAAAGAAGGTTGACCAACTGCCCTTCTATTCCGTTATGGAAGATAAAGAGACCCGTTACAAGGCTCTGCGTGCATGGATTCAGGCGTGGAATGGAGGCGATGGTGCTAAGATTATTGTACCTGGGATCAGTGCCAAGACTCGCCTACAGGTGGGCATCAAGAACTTCTTGTTTGCGCAGAAGGACGATAAGCAAATCTTTACCTGCGCGGCACAGATTCTAAGTCGTCCTACCCCATACAACACCGACGGTCTCATCTTCACACCAAATGATCTGCCTCTACCACCCAAGGCTGGAATGGGATTTCTTGAGCAGTTCAAGTGGAAGCCTGCGGAGGATAATACCATTGACTTCTTGGTGCTCACTGAAAAGTCAAAGCAGAATCCAAAGGAAGATGATATTATTACTGGGATTAAGCCTTGCGCAAATGATACGATTCGCTACAAGACTCTACGCCTATTTGTTGGCTCATCAGCGGATCCCGCCTATGCGAATCCTCGCGATACTATCCTCTTTGAACGCCCTCTGCCATCAGGGCGACCTGGAAAGGGGCGGCGTGACTATAAGCCTGTTCTCTTCAATCCGTCTGAGTTTCCTGATACGGAAGCCAATAAGTGCTATCGTGAAATCCAGACAGACCCAGACACCAATGAGGACTATATCATGACGGAACGTTCATTAGAGCCGATTCAGGATAAGAGTATTGTGGAAATGCGCTATGATGCTACGCAGCCGCCTGGTTGGCGCTGGATTCCTATTCGTGTTCGTTATGATAAGACTGAGCGCCTTCAGCGCGGTATTCTTGGTCGTACCCTTAACAGCCAAATGGTTGCGGAGAGCGTATGGAACAGTATTCATGACCCCATCACGGAAATGATGATTCGGACTGGATCGGAGCAACCATCTGATAAGGAAATCTCAGAGATGATGGGAGAAGGGAAGTGCGGGGAGATTCAGCGACGCTATTATGAACGCAAGGGGCAGGTGACAAACCTCGAGATTGTAAAGGGGCTTCGCAACTTCCACAATCACTATATCAAGGAACGCATTCTACTCGGCTCAACGCTGAAGACTGGCAATAAAACTCTGCTGGATATGGCTGTAGGAAGGGCAGCAGACCTTCAGAAGTGGTTGCGCCTTGGTGTTGGCTTGGTCGTTGGTGTAGACCCAGCTGGACAGGGCATTACCGATACAGAAGATGGCGCCTACCGTCGTTACCTCAATACTATCGTTGGAAGCAGAAACCGCCAAGTGCCACCCATGATCTTTGTGATTGGAGATAGTAGCCGCGGCTACGTAAGTGGCAAGGCTGGTGCGAATGATGAGGAGGCAAACATGCTACGCTCGATCTTTGGACGTGTTTCACCAACTGCCCCTGTGCCACCCTTTGTCAGTCGTGTTGGCAAGGACAAGCTGAAGGATGGCGCTGATGTGGTTGCGTGCATGTTTGCGCTACACTACTTCTTCAAAGATAAGGATACCTTCCAGGGATTCTTGGAGAATATCCGTGATTCACTCAAGGTGGGCGGATACTTTGTAGCGTGCTTCTTTGACGGCGACAAGGTATTTGATACCCTGAAGGATTTGGAGAAGGGTGAGACAAAGACTGGAAAGGAGAAGGACACTGTGATTTGGAATATCACAAAGGAGTACGAGGGTGATGAGCTGCCGAACGATGATGGTGGTTTCGGTATGGCGATTGATGTCGAGTTTATCAGTATTGGTGCCGAGCATCGCGAGTATCTCGTCCCGTTCAAACTCTTTAAGGATAAGATGCGCAGTATCGGATGTGATTTGCTAACGCAAGAAGATGCCGCTGCTCTTGGCATGAACAATAGCACGAATATGTTTGAGGTCTCGCATGCGATGGCGGCGGCGAGCGGTCTCAAGTACCCAATGGTAGATTCAGTCAAGGAATATTCTTTCCTAAATCGTTGGTGTATCTTCCGCCGCTATGGCGACCTCACATTGGAGCCAGTTGCTGAAGAGGGTGTGACAGTCGAGGGTGTAAATGAGTTGCCCACTGTTGCTTCTGTTGCTGCTTTGGCGGCGACGAATGCTTCTGTAGCAGCGACAGTTGCCCGCCCTGGTGTCAATGGAACGATACCTGCGATTGCGACATCTGCGACGCGCCCTACATCGACTGCGTGGAATGATGTGCCTGTGTCAGGTGATGCAATCCGTGTACCAGTCGTCAAGGAGCCAACTGTATCTTCTTCAGTCGCTCCTCCCAGCGTTTACAAGGCTGACCCTACTGCTCCAGCGGCGGCGGCAGCACCAGGTATTCCAGGCTCACTTGCCCAGGTTATGGCGGATGCCACGCGCACGATTCCTGTTGAACGTGGTATTGCCGCTGGTCCTCAGAAGAAGTACGAGGCAAACCAAATCTTCCAGTTCTACCCTGATGCAGCCATTCAGGATAAACTCAAGATTAATGACAAGGGAGCAGGTCGCTGGCTAGCACCCTTTGCGCCATTCCCCATTCAGGATCCACTCGATGCCAGTGTTAAGTATCCAACGCTTGAGCACTATATCGCAGCGATGCGCTACAAAGTCGCAACCGATAAGCCAGCGCTTGCCGCCTCCATCTTTGGAGAGGATGGTACTATCCATCAGAAGTTCCTCCGCGACCGACAGGCAGCTACACAAGGTGGTAAGAAGCCACTGACTGAAGAGCAGGACTTTGAACTGCTACGCCAGGAGATGGTAGAGGTTCGTGCCGCAACGAGACCACAAAACATCAAGAAGCATCGTGCCCTGCTTGATGAATCACTCTGGGCAAGCCAAAAGGATGCCCTCCTCTTTGAGGGTCTCAAACAGCGCTGGGATAGAGATCAACGCCTCCGCATGATAGTAGAAGCAGCACGGACGCAAGAAAAATATCTATTGTATTACACCGGTCCGACGGGCACAAGCGATTTGGGGGGTGTCCGTCGCTCTGATGGTGCGATTGAAGGCGAGAATAAGGTGGGGCGCATACTTATGCAGCTCGCAGGATATCCCGGTGCTACTTAGGGGAGTGTGATGGACGTGTTAGTAACAGGGTATAGGTCCAAAAAAATTTATTTTTGGAAAAACGTAGAAAAAAAAATAGTTACACCTGTTATTCCAAATAACTACATAAAACTCGGAATAAACACTTTAGAGTATCTTGAATATGTCGCAGTTCCTGAAAAAGGTGATTATGTGCTCTGGGATCAGGTGGATCAAGACTCAAAGGATCTTATTCTTCCAATGAGTTTTCCAAGCAAAACAGTTTTAATGGACCATTTGATAGCTGGATATGATATACTACGACCTGGAGGGCAAATATTGATGGCATTTGATGATATAAAGTTAGTAAAGAAAATAACAACTGCTATAAAAGCGTCTGGAAATCCATGGATAACCAACATAAAACGTGATATTTTTCCATTTACAGAACATCATTATGAAGAACCTGTTTTTCAATATATATGTTCTATATCAAAACCAAATCCATCTTTGAGAAGAGATAAAAGAAAGCCGCACAAGACTACGCCACCAAGGACTCCGTAAAATTTGTATAGAAGCTTTGTTGGGTAGTATAGCACAAAGCAAGATGACACCACTTTGGGAAATGGAAACATCTTGGTTTAGTAAAGCACAAAATGAGTTGGGATGTTGTGATTATCCATATAAGAGTTGGCAAGAGTTTAATAGTTGCAAGCCGCACAAAACCTGGAAGCCCTACAGTGTAGTTTCTTGGTCTTGGAGTGAGGACAATCAACTACAGATTGTATTCCTCTGGCGAAACCAATATACAAAAATACACAGAGTATGTATTGATGTTAATCGTGAGGAAGAGCCGCAGATTCGTGAGTGGCTTAAGCGTCACACGCCTATTATATGGAAGTTATGAGCATACAGGAGCCAGAAAATGATTCAGAGGAGGGGTTGATTGTTCATGTAACTCCTGCGCCTCATGTACATCTTACTACGACTCCTCCATCAGATTGTACTTATTCATGTCTAAGTCGCGCGGGAGTAATATTTAATATTCTACTTATCATTGTACTTCTTGTAGTTATTATTTTTATTTGCGCAAAGATGATGCTTGAAAATTGAGCAATATCTAAACACCTTCGGTATCACATACTAAAGGAAACCCCACAATGCCAGAAACATTAACATGGATGACTTTGCTTCATAAGAATAGACATCCACGAGACAAACATATTACCTTTTATGAGCCGACACACACATATACCATCAAGGGCTCCTCCAAGGGCATTATTAGCGGCACAGGATTTCTCCACGCATTCTTTCCTCACTTTAATGCGAAGGCGACGATTGCGAAGATGATGAAGTCACCCAAGTGGCCATCGTCGCCTTATTTTGGCATGACTGCTGAGGCAATTGAAAAGCAGTGGTCAGATAAGGGCAAGGAGGCAAGCGAGGCAGGAACAGCAATGCACTTGGCGATTGAGCAGTTTCTGAACGGACGTGAAGATGTGATTCTGCCTTCTATTAAGGAAACCATTGAGTGGAAGTATTTTATGAACTTTTGGAAGGATTGCGGCGATGACTTGGAGCCTTACCGCACCGAGTGGGAAGTCTGGTCCGAGGAACATCTGCTTTGCGGCTCTATTGATATGGTATTTCGTCGTAAAAGCGATGGAAAGTTCTTGATTTATGACTGGAAACGTTCCAAGGAAATCAAGACATCAAATCAGTGGGGTACTGGCTTTGCGCCTCTGAATCATCTAGATGATTGTAACTACTGGCATTATTCACTCCAGCTGAACCTGTATCGTTGGATTCTAGAGACATTCTATGGTCTAGAGGTGGCTGATATGTATTTGATTATTCTTCATCCTGATAACAAAAACTATAAGCGGATGCGTCTGAATCGGATGGATGACGAGGTGAAAGATATGCTTGACTGCCGTCTTCGGGCTCTCAAAATGAAGTGGTCGCACCCTGTTATTCTGCCTGTTCCTGAAGCACCAGCGCCAAAATCAAAGGCTGGAACTGCGACGGCGACCAAGGAAGATTATGCCTTCTTGGATGATTAAACTAAGTTCTTTTTTTATACTTCAAACTGTGCCACTAAAGGGTTCTTATATTGGAGTTGATGATATATGAGACAACCTAACGTGTATCTACAATAGTCTGCTTCAATATCCAGAAAGTCTTTCTCCATATCTCTTAAATGTTTTCGAAGGAGTAATGTTCCTTCCAGTGTCTGCTCATACTTATCAAAATCAATATCATCCATATCGTATTCATGTTCAATATTATTTAATATATGCATAATAGTATTGTTATCATTATGTGTCCATATTTGAAATAATGCCTCTTCATCTGCTAATGTTCTTCCTCCGTATATAAGAATATCTTCTGATTGCTGTACACCGAAGCGAAACTTATATTCTAATCCAGTATCGAATGATACATAGCGCCCCATCCTGTCTGTCTTTGGCGTATTTAAAAAAAATCAAATTTGATCATTTTTGTCGTGTGAATCAAGTTACACAAAAATGTCGTCGTATCTGAATACTATCAATCCTGCCAGTGAGTGTGAGGGGTTTCCCCCAAGTGAAGAGTTGGCAACAGTGTTTCCGTTTCCTCTCGACCCGTTTCAGAAGCATGCGGTCAAGGCAATCCATGAGGGAGACAATGTACTTGTTACTGCAAAGACGGGTTCAGGTAAGACCCTTGTCGGTGAGTATCTTATTCACCATATTATCAAGAAAGGCGGGCGCGTGTTCTACACTACCCCCATCAAGTCTCTGAGCAATCAGAAGTTTCATGACCTCAAAAACATGTTTCCCTCGGTGGGCATCATGACGGGTGATATTAAGTATCGTCCTGATGCCCAGATTCTCATTATGACGACCGAGATTCTGCGGAACCTGCTCTACAAGCAAAACACTGCGACGGCGTCTCTCGGCTTGACCGCCGCGATTTCCCTCGAGGGTCTCCAGGGCGTTGTGTTTGATGAGGTCCATTATATCAACGATAGGGAGCGCGGCAAGGTCTGGGAGGAGACCATGATTCTCTTGCCCCGTGAGGTGCAAATGGTGCTGCTGTCGGCGACCATTGATCGTCCTGACCTCTTTGCTTCCTGGCTCGGCGACCTCAAGCAGAAGATGGTCCATCTCATCTCCACTACCTATCGTATCGTGCCTCTCATCCATCAGGTGCTAATGGGTTCGGAGCCGCAGCTTCTTATGGACAACAAGGAGAGTTTCTATGAGAACACTTATCGCAAATGGCTCGAGTGGCGCAACTCCAAGGCGAAGGATGCGCGCGGAAAGGAACAGGCGGTCGCGGGTCGGCGACGTGGTGGTTATGAAGACGCAGTCGTCAAGGGTCCTGGGGGCATGGCGTCGTTTGCGCATCAGATGAATGATACGATTCGCATGTTCCAACACAAGAATCTCATGCCTGCCATCTTCTTTGTACTCAGCCGCGTTGGGTGCGAAAAGTATGCTGAGCTTGTTGAAGGCAGTCTCATTGAGAGTTCCGAGGCGGCGGCTATTCAGCATATTTGGGACTTTCATCTTCATCGGCACAAGGATGTTCTTGAGCATTTGCCCCAGGCACACACTATTCTTCAGCTGGTAAAGCGTGGCATCGCCTTCCACCATAGTGGTCTGCTTCCTATGCTGCGTGAAATGGTGGAGATTCTCTTTGGCAAGGGTCTCATCAAGGCACTCTTTGCCACCGAGACGTTTGCTGTCGGTCTCAACATGCCTACCAAGACTGTTGTCTTTGTGGATCTCATGAAGTATTCCGATGAGATCCACAGTATGCGTATTCTTCGCACTGATGAATATGTACAGATGGCGGGTCGTGCGGGTCGGCGTGGTAAGGATGACATTGGTCATGTCTTCTATCTGCCTCAACGCGAACCTGTTGATTGTCACGAGATGAAGTGTATGATGACGGGCAACAAGTCAGCAATCACCAGCCGCATGGATTTCGGGTATGACTTTCTTCTGAAGACTGTCCATTCAGGGAATCTGCGGTGGATGGACATTGTGGAAAAGTCCTACTGGTTTCGTCAGCGTTTGGCGGATAAGACGCGCTATACTGAAGAAGTGAAGCTTCTCGATAAGAAGATTGCCGACCTGGGACTCACCGACAAACTCTTGGAACTGTGTGCTCAGCGTTTCCAGTTGGAGCGTGATGTCAAGGCAAAGGTGAATGCTGCTAAAAAGGAGGCGCAAAAGACACTTGATAGCTGTAAGAACAAGTTTGTCGGTCCCACCATGGATAAGGCGTGGAAATCCTATGCTTTGCTCGATACACTTCAAAAGGAGAAGGCAGAGATTATCCAGGAGCTTGTACGTCTAGAGTCCATCAAGGATACAACGCTTCAGCCGCGCATTGACCTCTTGGAGAAGTGGGGCTTCATGATGATGAGTGACGGTGTTCCCACTTTGACGAAACTCGGTACTCTTGCAACAGAGTTGAATGAGGGTCAGCCGATTCTGATGGTTCGGGCGTATACCGAGGGCATCTGCGCTGATTTCACACAGGACGACTTTGTTCCCTTCTTTGCCGCCTTTATGAATGAGGGCAAGGATGAAGACAGTCCCAGCCTGGTATCACTCAACATTTCAAAGACAGTGAAGGACTCGCTATGGAAGATAAATGAGTGGGCTGCGGTGTATGATAAGCAGGAAATGGCGACAACTGGCGACCAGGGCAACGGCAAGTTCTGGGCTCTCAAGACAGATTGGATTGAAGCATTGTCTCGGTGGTCGCAGGGTGAAAATGCGGCTATCCTATGCCAGGAATATGGAATCTTTGAAGGAAATCTCATGCGCTCTGCTCTGAAGATTGCGAATGTTGTTGAGGAATGGACCTGTATGGCGACTTTCTGTCAGGATATTGAGTTGCTGACGAAGTTGGAGGGGCTTCGTGAAAAGATGGTGCGCGACCTTGCGAAACCCGATAGTTTGTATTTGTGCTTGTAAGTTTCTCTGAATAGAATAGGATGTCAATAGGACAGGTAGTTGTTTTTATTCATGAACTGGGTCCAACGAGTGTAAAATGGTACTATGGACAGCTGACTGATAAGAAAATATTCAAGGGTGCACCATTAAAAATATACTCGAGCGAGTTGAAGCAGATTCAAACACCAGTAGAATGGGTGTCTTATTTGGGAACAACGCCACCAACAATGCTTGAGATAGAGAATCCACGTGGATTTTTTTCAACTCCCGTTGGAATCAACAGTTGGTCATTGATTACGCCATCGGACTATGTTATTCCGGTTCTTCGGATGCTAGATAGTAACCCCGCGTATAAGTTTCTTGTGACAGATTTGACTGAGATGCCATACACCGCACCGCTCGCAGCACAACCACCAACGACAGGAAGACGCCCTTACGCCGAAGTAAAATTTGAAAATAAGCTGCCTGTTGCGACAGCTAAACCCAAAAAAGGAATGTCTGTACGATGGGCAAATAACAATAACGCAAACTCCGTCGGCGCGGTTGGAAAGGAGGGAGAGGAGGATGCGGAAACTGCGGCGGCGCGACGAATGCTAGAGCGTGCTGTTATCGGCTCAAAGAAAACATCAAAGGCGGTTCGTCGTGTAGATGATGACCTCAGTTCCGTTCGTGCGGTTGGAAAGTATGATGATGATGATGATGATGATGATGATGATTCGGTTGCGGCAGTCGCTGTTGACCCTCGTATGATTTCTAAATATGTGGCACCACCACCAGCGCCGTCAGTTGCTTCTCATTGGCGCGCAGCGGCTGAAGTTGCTGCTGTCTCTGAAAAGCCGAAAGCCGCAACAGTCACAAAGGCAAAGATGATTCCGTCTGCGAATGAACTTGCGACGCGGGCAGCTGCTGAAGAGGCAGATAGACTCAAGAAGGAGGCTGCTCTCGCAAAGCGGCGCGCCACCCTCGAGGCGAAAAAGATAGCACAGGCGGCGGCTTCTGAAAAGAGGAAGGCTACTCTTGCTGCGAAGCGTCTAGAAGAGGAAGAAAGAACTCGTAAAGATCGCGAAGGCTTTCTTGCGTTCACTGCGGCGAAACTCGCAAAGGGTAAACCAGGCACCGATTCAGTCTTCTCAGTGGCAGGGGTCTAGGGTCTAAAAGTTATACCACCTTTTTATTAGACATAGAAATGGAGACTACTCCTACAACTTCTATATGCTCGTATTGTAATTCAAACATTGAGTTAGCAACACAGCCTATCACCACACTCTTATGTAATCATCTTGTACATTCCTACTGCTTTATCCGAGTCATGTGCCAAGATTCACCTCGCTTTTTAAATTGCCCCTTGCCTACGTGTAATGCTCCACTCACAAATGAGGCATTAATCGCCGAACTTGCACTGCCGAATAATGGACATGGACTTACACACAATCAAATCATAATGCAAACAGAAGCAGAACTAAGCGGTGCTGAACTATCAGAGGATACTATCACTCAAAACATCTATGAAAAATATAATACCAATGAAGAGTTCAAGGCGGAGATTAAAGCATATCACAAACAACTCCTTTCTACAACTGCCGCAAGCAATAAACTTACGAAGTTAGTTAAAGAAAGAAAGAAACAACTTTTTATTTCTCTTGCTGAAATCAAGGCAACAATAAAAGAAAGTATGAAACAAAGTATATCTTCACTTAGAACATCAGATATCTATAAAAATTTTATAAAAGAACGTCGCAAGTATTTGAAGCTCTCTAACCAACTAGTGGGAGAACCAAACAATATAAGTCCAAGAAGACTCTATTATGCTTTTAAAGGTAAGCCAGGATTCTCACGCTGGCCTTATCATTTGCGTGGTTGGAGACTATCAACTCATTATGTTCTAAATGGACCCTTTTACTTCCGCGTCAGAGCGTGATCTAACGCCGCAGCCGTGTAACCATGCGGTCTTTCCAGTGCGGCTTCTTCATATCTGAATAATACTCTAGAAATAGAAACTCGCCTGGTAGAAACGTATCTGTAGAGTCCTTCTGTTTCTTTACTGATATCATCCGCTTCCAACTCGCTACATATACCTTTGTCTTGACAGTCGTATCTTCCAAGACAATACAGCGTTTCGTTCCAACGGGTGTATCGATGATTTGCTTCAGAAAGAAGACATATCGGTCGTGCTCCTTGGCATCCTTCTGACGTGCATTCAGTCGCTGGGCGAGAGAGAGGTCGCACGGACTAATATCATTGACTCGCAGGACATTCTTCAAGACACGCTGATTCACAAGGTCGGCATATCGGCGGATAGGGCTTGTGGCGTGTGCGTAAGGGACAGAACCGAGCGCGGCGTGTACAGGAACAGGAACATCCTGATTGTCACTAGAAGACACATACTTCGCTGCCTCAAACGCCAGTCCCACCAAATCAGCATGGATCTTTGTGTAACGCTCCAACTTCTCCTTGTCAGCCGGCTTGTGCGACCTGAGAAGACCTCCCTTCGCCTCAACCAGAACCTTTGCCACCTCCTTGTTGTAAGCAAGCATAAGCTGCTCAACCCATTCATGCGGGTCATTTGTTTCCTCTCCCTTCAAATGACTCGCAACATCCTTGAGGATATTGATAGGGAAATCAGTCGCGCCCGCAATAGATTCATAAGTGTATGACCTATTGTTAATAACTCGCGTTTCAGCAATCTCTATCATTGAAAGATCCTTTGTCTCTGTGTCCCAGAGATAGTAAAGGCTGACGCCCAGTCGCTCCCTGCCAGGAAGCAATGAGAATGAGTCCTCAGACATCTCGGCAGGAAACATAGGAACCACTGCTACACCATCTTCATACAGTGTTTGTCCCTTCTGTGAGGCTAAAACATCACCAACACTATCCTCCTTAATATACTCTGAAACGTCCGAAATAGTGATAATGATATCATACTGCGTATTGTTCGCTTGGCGAATCGTGACGAGGTCATCAATATCCTTGCAGCCATTGGGGTCAATATTGATTGTATGCGTAGAATCAATCAACCTACGATACATATTATCGATATATGTATTTGTGGTGTCGACATCAAACTTCAGCTTTGAAAGCTGGGGGAAACCATATCGCCACCTCAGCGCCTCAAGTTCCGAGTTCATAGAGCCAGATGGACCCAGGAGACGGATAAGATGCGCGCGTGTAATATGGTCGCTCTCCGCCCAGTCAACAAACTCCACAAGGGCAATACGATTTACTGACGTATCCTTCTCAGAACAGCCTACCCGCATAGGAGGAAAGGCGGCATTCAACGGTTGAAACAGATAAATCTTATTGCCGTTTGACGTGTGCCCATACAAATACTTCGACGTAAACTCTATTGTTCCCACGATTTGTCCGTATTTCGCACGCTTCTTCAACACACACTTCTCATTCTCCCATACAACTTCATCCCCATGAAGACACTTATTTGCTTTCCTATAGTCTGAAAATGATACGAGAATCTCAGAGGAACTCGTATCCTTAACAATGGTAAAATCCTTATAGTTCTTTGTCTGTAGAATGGGCATCCTGTTGTGCTGATACTTCCCAGGACGAGGCATTCATTTTTACTTTATCCTCAATGATACGCGCCCTTCATATATATCAAATAACTCTGATGGCATCGCATCAGGGCGGACAATCTCTAGTTGTGTTGAAGACAGAGATAAGAGTGAAGGTCCTTCCTCTGTAATAACGAAAATATAGGGCACTTCTGACTTTTGACGACCGAATAACCCATAGGCATATGAATCATCAGGTGGGGCGGCTCCTAGATTAAACTGGAGAATAGGTATGCGAGTTAAGACTGCAAGCTTCTTAATGGCGTCCTTAGTTAACGCAGTCGCAGACTCCTCTAATCCAATATCTGCGGGTGTCTGACCAAGGAGAGCCAAGTAGGGACGCAGTGGGCTTGTTTCATCTTGTTCCTCCACTTTGTACAAATGTAGCGCAGACAACTTTGGATCCTCTTCTCCAAACAGTTCAACCAACGGTTCAGGAAGTGTTGGTTTTGAGACAGTAGGTGCTATTTGCTTCAGCGGCTCATCTCCCTCTTTTCTAGACATTTCCTCAAAGAATATCTTTCGTTCCTTGCCTGTCTTAACCCAATCCAGGCGTAGAAGGTCGTACCAGGCTACACTTGTCTCAGGAAGAATCCACTGGTCACCCATGCGAACCGCTTCCTTGATACTTACAAGCGTGGGTACATCCTCATAGAGTAGCTGTCTTCGTCTCTCAGGGAAACGTAGAAGTTCTTCTATTAGACGTAGGAAAAGCAAACGAGGTCCATTGACTTCTTTTTCTCCCAACGATACCTTTTCAGAAATGTGGAGATAACACTTTCCTTTTTCTTGTGTTTCTCCTTCCTGGCGCCAGACACATCTTCCTGAACAGAAAGGCTGTGTACGCATGCGACAATCCACCCGAAGCAGACTTGACATTTCACCAGAGGCAGGGATATCTGTGTTCATCCAACCCAAAATAGTAGACTCTAAATGAATCTGGAGTCGTTTTCTCTTTTCAAAGAGTGGTAAATCCTTACGGAAAATGAGCTTTTCTAGCTGTGCTCTTAAACTACTGCCTGCCTCTTCACTCTCTAGCCACTTGGAGAATGTTAGACGCAAATGCTCAAACACTTCATCCAAATCACTTTCCTTCGCCTTCATCAGTTGCTCACGCGAAGCAGTTGTCTCTTTGGAGAATATAATGCTGCGATTTATCGCCCATTCCATTTCTTCTACCTCTGCGAATGGCAGGGCACTTATAATCGGTGACGCCTCATCTCTCGGTGCCCCAGCTGGAATAAAAATACCATTTAAAAGCTGAATCGCAACATACTTCTTTGTTCCCTTGCTCTTTATAGTTCTCTGAACTCGGTAACCGCGATAGGCAGCAAACTGTTTGTCAATATTTGTCTTATACCAAGTAATAACATCCTCCAACGGCGCAGGCGTGAAATCATCCCAATCGAAGTAGACCCACTTGTTAATCCAAATACCATCATCTACAACTGGAAAGGCAACTAGACCTGAGCGTTTGGGGTCATAGCGATAGGTTAATGCAACCATATGATTGTATGAATCACGAACAACACCAAATACTTCTTGTTTTATCAGTTTTTCAGCCCTTGATACTGGTACGAGTGCTAATGAATCAATGTGTGACTGGCTGGTAAACTCGGCGCGACCAGATGAAGAACAGCGCCTCACAAACTCACGGACACGCTGTTTTACAATCGGCGGCCAACTTGCCTCTGTTGAGCGCTGAAAGCCAAGAATAAATGTGTGAGTCTCCTCAAATCGCGCTTTCGCTGGACGATTCTCAGTAAAGAAAATAGGTTCCCATACGCCTGTATGATGATGCATCAAAAATCCGATATCAGAATCACTATAGCGGTCAATATCATAACCATAAGGTGGGCATCGCACTTCCACCTGCTCATCCTCATTAATATCCAAAATAATAAAGACAATCCCTCTCGGCGTAACAAGGCGAGGAAGAGAAAGAAGCTGGGCAAACTGACGGTACTCCTTGAGTGTAGAGGATGACTTCAAAAAGACAAGGAAGTTATTGTAACTCTTCCATAAACGCAGAAGCGCATCTTCATTTTCTGATTTCATATCGACCTGAAGTTCCTTGCTGACCCACAAGCGAAGCGCGCCTGGCTCAGGATTCGGATATGTAGGGTCATAAAACTCCAAGACAAGGTTTCCAAAGTTCAAGAAAAGATAAATCCGCGGGGTAATCACTTCTAAGAAACGAGCCTTCACATCTGCAGAGTTGTTGCGGAAATCCAAGAATGGGGCGATTGCAGCCAAGAAACTATCTGGCAGATATGTACTACGATTTTCTACACCTATGCGCAAGAAGCCCTCAGATGCTGGCTTCAGCTCCATGCGATTGAACTCGCGCGAAACAAAGTCTGCTGGATTCTGATTAAAATATGTATCCAACACGCCTGGTAATAATCCTATTTGTGGACCATCAGCTTCGCCCATCTTGAGAGGGAACTTTTCGGGACCAACAATGTACTTCTTATGAGCCCTGGCTAACGTGACGGCATAGTTTAAGACTGGGACTACAGCCTGCGATGCCGCGCTCACTAACTCTTCCTCGTCTTCACCCTCGCCTTCTTCTTTCTCTTCAGGAACTGCTTGTGCAGCTGCACGAATATGTTCAAACTGCTTGTCAGAAATCCGAATCAGTTTATCTTCTAGACTCTTATCCCACGCAACACTTGATTCTATCTTCTTTTCCTTCTTTGACTCCTTCTTTCCAGTAAAACAACAAGGCAGATAAAATCCCTCAGGGTGGAACGTGTCTTTTAGAAATCCAACCCACAAATGACGCTTGTCCTCCTTCGATTTCTGTTTTATCTTTCGCTGAATCACCGTCTCATCCTTCTTGGGCGCCTTCAGCGATTGTATGAGAAGACCATGGCAGAATGGGCACGATCCACGATCCTTTGCACCAGGTCTTGATTCTCCCAACTTTGGCTTCCCCTTTCTATCGCGCGGACTGTAGAAATCATGTTCTCGCACCATGATATAGTCCTTGATACAAAAGAACTCGCAGCACAGATAGTAACTCTGATGAAGAGGGTCTGAACCATAACGCAGAATCGTGTAGGTCTCGCGTCCTTCATCAGGCAGTTCAGTTGGGTCGTCGCGCTCAAGAGGAAAGACGAGGAAGGTAATATCATCATCGTTATAAATATCACGCATTCGCTCATATTGCTCTTGGTTGAGAACTGCTGGCTGGCGTGTTTCGGTGGCTTGGCACATCGTCACATACTTTTTGATTTTCACCGCTGGGTTTGGTGACTTATACACAAAAAGGCGCTCGTCCGCTTCCTGGAGCTTCTTTGCGAGATATTTGGCATACGTGCGCTTTCCTTCATCCTCGTCCTTATCTTCTTCGTCATCGCTGTCATTTACAGCAACAGGAGGAGCAGCAACAAGAGGAGCAATCGCAGCGGGTGCTTCAGCCTCCGTCTTTACACGTTCAGCAACATTCACGCCCTTTTTATTTGTATTTGCTTGAACTTCTTCTTCAAAGGCATTCCCCATGTTCATTACATCTTCTGTTCCTGCGTTAAACATCAGGTCAGCGTCCATTCCCAAAAAGTCGCCAGCGTCTCCCAAACTGTCCTCAATCAAGACATCCGCAGGCTGCGCATTTTCAGGCAAAGCGTCCTCTGGTGGAGGAGCTAGGGGCGCAACACCAATCGACCCTGGTGCCAATGGTACAAGGGCACTTTCTGCCTCTGCGTGCTCAGAAACAACTCGGTCAGGCGTAATCAGTTGCTCATCCTCCGCACTCAAGAGTAATGATACTGAAGTTATAATACGCTCAAGAGCCTGAATAGAGTCCGCCCGATAAATATGAAATGAATAAAAGGGGTGCTGAGCAAAGATTCCAATATCTATACCCGTGTTGTATGTCAGAATATAATCCTTTGTTTCAGGTACTGCCAACGTCATCTGACCACGCGCATCCCACCACTTTCTTACCTTTATTTCCGCTTCTCCTTCCACTAACTGGAACTCCTCTGCAACTGCGGTAATCAACTCAGTAATGGCGATTTCACCCTTGATAATACGCCGATTCACCAGCTGTGTTAAAAAGGCATAGACGCGGTCTTCATTCGCAAAGTTGCTGACTGCCTTGTACCGAAGCATAACAAGCGGCTGCTCGCCAGGAAGAGCAGATATTTCCTGGAAGAGCGGTGAAAAGGCACCAAGGCGTTTCCGTATATTTGTCCGTGTAATGGGCTTTGACTCGGTTGGCATGCGTATACCACAAATGAGAGTTGCCTCGCCGATTTCTGGCGTCTTGCCCGCTAGAGGAGTATTTTCAAGTCCAGCCACCAATAGAGCTGGAAAGTCTCGCAAATCAGACCGCGGGTCGAGCTTACGCAGTTGTTTCGGCGGCATCATCACAAAATCACCCGAGCGTTCTTCAAACAGACGTAAAGTTCCATAGAGCGCTGGCTGGGTACCAATCGTTTTACGAATAATAATCTTACTGAAAAGAAAGTCCTTATCGGGCGTTGGGTTCCGCTCCTGCGCCCACTGAAGTAAAAGTCTTGGGTCTGAGATATCTGGGATTTTTAACATACCTGCGAGACGGAGCTTTGTAACTGCAACATTGTCATTTGGTAAAATACGTAGGAAAGGACGCTCAGCTGTTACAGGTAGTTGATAGAAAAGACTCTCTAATGACGGCGCTTCTGTATCTGTCTGACTCCAGGTAAGACGTAAAAACTTAAGACCTGCGAGAGCCACAGGATACAGATTTACATCACCGTCAAGAAGAACATCTAGACGATTCAAGAGTTGAATGCTCCGTTGAATATAGGCAACGCGCTTAGAGGCAATAAGAGCCTGTTGTGCAGTCAGCTCATTCCTAGGCTGCGATGGAAGTAACTCTGGAAAATATGGTTTGATTCTGCCAATCCATTCGCGCTCAGATTGAACTAGCTCAGGATTTATCAGCTTTATTACATCATTAAAGAGGAATAAGTGAAATACAGGTCTATTTCCTTCAAAGAGAGGAAGCAAGACCTCATAAGAAGAACGGGAACGAGAGGCGAAATCATTTACTTTCGCACCGCCACGTTGATCTACAAAGCGCTCATCTACATCACGGGCTTGGGCTCTTGAGAAAGGATTCCGCATATTAAACTCCCTTGTCGTGCCTGGTTTTATCCATGCAAAGTCAACAAAGCCATATGTATTTTGAAGGCTCGCTGTTTCTACATCACCGATTGGATAAGGTATCATAAGTGCCTGAAGTGTTGGATAAAACTCAGGCGCCTGTTTCTTTTCCAAATATATAATGGTTTTCAAATCTTGTAGAGTCATGAAGGGATAGAGATTCTTTATTTCTAAGACTTCTGGTGCTGCCTCTTGACTACGAAAAATGTAAATAAGAGGTAACAACTCCTCGGTAAGTGGAGACTTATATGAGCCCACAAACTGCGGAGTGAACAGCCTTTTTATAAAAGAAGATACAGCTGTTGGCTCCTCCATCTATCTCCATACATGAAAATCAAATATCCCTAGATATACGATTTTTATGATTGTGTCATTTAATATTCTTAATCAAATGAAATGCTCCCTATCGTCATATTGCTGCCGTCCTTCGCAGGGTCATAGCGTGGCTGGTCAGTGATATTTGTTCCACAGTAGCGCACTGGGTGAGCCTTGAAATCTTGATATTGATATACTCCAAGGTTTTCTGCCTGCTTCAATAACCAGCCGAAGTTGTTCCAAAACTCAGGCTCATGACCTACAGAATCTGTTATCATATGCGCCATTTCATGAAGGGAAACAAAGATCATGACGTTCTCATTCACTAAGTTCTCATCGGCTCCTTGACGCTGGCGAAGACACAAATGAACAGATTCGCCCTTGTTTACGCTGTAACTTGTATGTTCGGCGTCGGGGGTCGCTTCCAGAAGGCGTTCTGGATTCGCTTCGAACCGCTGAAGAAGACGTTTGACTTGCGGCTTGTCGGGAAAGGTAGAAGCCAGATGAACGTACAACTTCTTCATACGCAAACGGACTTTTGCGAGAAGATCCGCTGCTTGTTGCTTATCACGCATATCTCTCACCCGGTAAAATTTTCCATCAACGGTACTCTTTACTTGTACAAGTGGGTATTGACTATTTCCTACACCCAGCGACTGTTGTAAGTTTTGGAACACGTTTTGTGCTTGAGAAAGCCAGTTTGTATCTCCCGTTGCCATTGTCTTCCTTCTAATGTTATACTATAAGTAGAAGTATGCCTTATCCTTATATTCATCCTGAAAAGGACGCTTGGAAGCATGTAAAAGAACGTGTCGCAAGCCTCTTAACATTTGATGAGTTTCGTATCATGGAGATTTTGGAAAGCTTACAGTTTGGTATCGCATACTTTTTTGTTGGATTTATCTCAGGCACTCTTCTTGATTGGACATTCGCCAAGTTTAATGAAGATGAAAGTACACTTGAAGTTTTACGTCAAGTTGTAATACAGTGTATTCTCTTAATAATACTTATCTTCTACATTCGCAAGATTGTGAAGATTATGCCATTCATGTTTGTCCTCAACTTTGATGCAAATGGCGATAATAAAACTGACCCCTACCGCCCATACAATGCGTCCGAATATAGCGGTGAGATAATGATTGCTGTGGCGGTCATCGGTGCCCAGTTTAATCTCATTAAGAAACTTGACTTTCTTTCACGAAAACTATACAAGTTTGTCTTTAACAAGGAACGCATGATTGGTATAAGTCTCGGCATCTAAATGATATGGGCGTTCATAGTATATAGATGTACGCCTACGTTAATCCACATTTACATCTCCTATGGACGATATCAGAAGAAAGGAAAGGACATGTATATGATTATGATACCTTTATGAATAGATTTTTACAAACGATTGGTACTCCATTGTTACTCAGTTCTCTGACGCATCTGGATATTGACGTACAACACTTGTATATTCCATTAAAATCTGGATGGTCTGTTAAATACGTCTTTGATAAGAAAAAGTATGATGCCACATTTATTTATTCCAAACCATTGTGATGCTTATTTCAAGTATGAAACATACAACAAACAAGCATTGTTTAGGGGATATACCTAAAAAGTAATCAGGAGCCAATAATACATTAGGATGATAGATTTGCTTACGCAATCTCGAGCGTGCGACGGTTAACATCAGGCTCAATCGTCGTCTGGTTGAAGACTGAGACAGCCACCTGAGGATTGGGGGGCTCAGAGCGGAGCTGGTAGTTCGCGTTACGCAGCGACTGACCGACAGTGTTGACACCGATGAGGGCACCAGCGCTGAGGAAGTTCTTGCCCTTGAGTGAGCCTGAGCCCATGGGGTTCTGCTGCGCCCAAACGCTGTTGGGGTCCTTTGGCAGCAGCTCAGATGGCGTCAGCTGGTCGCGGGGGTAGCAGCCCGCAGGCGCCTCGGCATCACCGAACTTGGAAGGACCCTCATAGTCTGAGAGGTCAGCAAAGCCCGATACCTGGGGTGGCGCAGTAGCACCCGTGGGCGCACCGCCACTGCTTGCCGTAGGCGTTGGCGCAGCATTAGGATTCTTCTTCTCCTTCTCCTCCTGCGTCGCACCCGCAGCATCCATGGCAGCCTCATTCATCTTGTAGTTGGCAGCCTGGCTCAGCGTGGGCATATCAACAGCGTCCGCAAAGCCCTCGCGCATACCCAGCAGCGACTTCGTGTAGCTGGGATTTAACAGATATGCGCCACCCAGAAGGACGCCCGCAACCAAAATAACCATAAGAATTGTTCGGGTATCTACTGCAACAGATGCCATGCTTGTTCCTATGATAGAGTCAGCCTATATTTTTTATGAGATGGATCTTCTTAAAAGTTAGCGGGAGTTGGACAGGTATTCATCCGAATCAGTGTCCGAAGATAGGTCGGAAGATTCTGAATCGCGCGCCGTTTCACCATATTTGGAATAGTACTTCTCTTCAATCCGCTGTGCCTTCAACTTCGCTAGGGCAACCCGAAGTCTAGCTTCACGCACACGCCGCTTTGTTTCACTCTTTTCATCTTCATTGCCTTCATAGAAAGACATAGTAGGCAAGTCGGAAAGGGGTAAATCTCCTATAGGAACAAGGGTATCCAAGGTACTATGGATCTGAATCGTCCGTAATCCCTCTTCCTGTGGTTGTTCTGGGAGAGTCGCATTTGGTTCCGGAGACTGTGCTCGGGGTGTAGGAGAACCGAAGAAGTCTGCCGAAATCTGGGCTTCTGCGCGTGCTATATTCGCAACTTTCCAGTAAATAATAAACTCCTTGCTCTTTACAATAATAGACTCGGGCTGCCAGTCAAGTAAATACCAGTTTGTATGCTCAAGTGGAGACAGAGTTACATTCTTTAGAATCGTGTGCCGAAGACGCTTTTTAATCGTCTCTAAGCGTAATGGCGTCTGAAACCACTTGGTAGTCTTTTGAATGAAGTCAGTTATAAATGATTCAATGTATGCATCTGGGATAACCGGAAGGGTTGTAGAGGATAAGTCTATCGTCTCCGATTCGGCTTGAAGGAAGATAGGGGTGCTACCTTTTAAGACAGGGACTTGCTCGTAAAAGAGAAACTTGTAAAATCCTTCTTTTGCATTCCATGTAGGACTACTGATTTCCATCGTATCGCTGCGTTTGCTTCACCCATTTCGTTTAAGCACCGAAAGTAAGAGAATGCCATCACCACCGCCGGAAAAACCATCTTGGATGGAACAACTTATGGAAAAGAGTATCGTGTTCCTCAATCGTGATGAAACACGTAAACGCTTACAACTATATCTCATTGACCCCTTACTAAATCACATCATGGAACGTGTATTCCCGTATATTGTGCTAACATGTGTGCTTTTTACACTTCTTTTGATTGTTGCCATGCTTACCTTCGGTATGCTTGTAATACAGACACGTTCAAATATATGGACAACTGCGGCTACGGTTGCTGCGGTATAGCAGTCTATTCTCCTTACCTTTACCTAAACAGGATTAAACATGGCGGTACCACCAGTGTCCGGGAAACCTGCGGTCAATACACAAGAACTTGGATTCTGGGTACGTAACTGGGCGCATTATAACGACCAAGCGACTGCTCTTTATCGTCAGACAGTGAACTCTAGAAAGGTCCGTGATGAGTTTGAAACAAAGATTCTAGATACCCTCCGGACAAATAATATGGAGAATGCTGTCATTCAAATCACAGGTGGAAAACTCAGCGTTCATGAAGAACGACACAATCAGCCCCTCACACTCCAACGCATAGAGGAGTTACTCCGCTTATACTATCAAAGCAAGCAGGCAACTGATGAATCGGCGAATATTCTCAAGTTCATACGCAAACAACGCGGCTTTGAAGTTCATAAACGTCTCAAGAAACAAGTTCTGCCTATTGTCCCACCACTTGCGCCTCTACCACCCCTACCGCCTTTGCTTGGACCACCAAAGGTCTAGAGTCCGTATTGTGAATCTGAAAACTTAATAAGTTTAGTGTTTGCTGGCATACTAGGTGCATGTGTATATTGGATTGGTACCGCTGTAGCCTGAGGCATCATTGTTACAATACTTTTTGCTTTCTTACTGAGTGTTCTTTTTTGATAATACGTTTGATTCGGTTTAGTCATATACCTCCTCCGAATGAAACATGATAATATACACAATAGTATTACACTTGCTCCTACACCACATATTATTCCAATCCCTTGGGCATTGATTGATGGGGCGTTTGGAATAAGCGTAAGGGCACTCGTGCTTGGTGAAGCATATGGGAATGACGGCATTATTTGAGATATAGTTTGTGTTGCTGATAATGAAGGCGAAGCTGAAAGGCTCGGTGATAAAGAGGCTGAAAGACTCGGTGATAAAGAGGCGGAAATACTCGGTGATAAAGATGCGGAAAGACTCGGTGATAAAGAGGCTGATATTGAAATGCTAGTGGATGATGTTTGTGATACTGAAGAAGACTCACTTATACTATTTGTTAATGAAGGCGATCCTGACATCCCACTAGTTGTAATTCAAATATTATTTTAGACCAGACCTATGGTCTAAAGTTTCGTTTCAAAAAGTATTATAGGAGGAAAGCAGTTTATAAGAGAATAGTATGCTATATAAGCAGCTTAGTAACGATTGGAACAAATGGATAAATGAAGAAGTATATATTGGTATTACTGATCATGTACCACGTCATGTAGCAGTCCATAGAATGTGTACTGATGGTATATTTCCATTTATGAAAAGCGCTGGCTATGAACTATATTCAAGTGAGCAAAAAGTAACAAAGGATATATTGTATTGTATGTATCAATACTATAAAGGTTCCAGACCAACTATTCCAAATCGCCAGCATGTTCTCTTAGAACTTTTTGAGCAGTTTCACCATATTTTTGATAGCGATGCCTTGCTTTCTTTTTGGGATGTATGGGGCTCAATTGAAGACTTTGATACAGATGGATACGCCTATAGGTTTCGAGGTGAACTGCCATTTTTAGTTTGGAACTACATTAACTTTGACTCTTCGCCAGTTACAACTGATATACTTGATGATCCAGACGCGGCAGAGATGATGAAGAGTCCAAATGATGAGGCACTACAAGATGTTCTTCGTGACTCTACAGTAAAAGATAGGCACTTGTACTAAAAATATCTATATTAAGTAAGATTCGAATGAAAGCTATAAAGCTGACTCCAAAAGAAGAAGCATATATTATTTGTTATATCACTATGTATTACAACTGTGATAAAAAAACTTGTTGGAAACATATCGGAGAGATAATCAAAAAATATGGGGTGCGTCGAAATAAAATAGTGTATAGAGGACATGGCAAAAAAGACACTATAATAAAACATGCAACGCCCTTCATTTCTACAACCCCGAACAAAGGTATGGCAGATTTATTTGTGGAAAGAAACTGGTCTTTGCCTGATGAAGCACAGAAAGTAGGACATTTGTTTAAAATACATCTAAAAAATGCCCAATCGTTGAGCACACGCAGCATTCAGTATACACTTACAGACGAGGTAAAAGAAGAACTACGTAAAATAAACAAAGATAGACCGATTCAAAAGGGCGGTAAGACCTATACGCTCGATGAGTTTTTCCCTAACATTAAAAGCTTGATACAAGAGATAGTATTTAGCGATGAAACTCAGAACGGCGAAGAGATACTCGTACTTACGGGTGGAACCTTTTATAAGGACTCGTCGATGAAAACAAAAGGATTTACACCCATGAATACGAATGATTTTGAAACATGGTATTCCTTTCCAAATAACACTAGAAAGAACACAAATTTAACTTAGTGCTTATCAAAAAACCGACCACCACAACAAGAATGGGCTCTCGTCTATCTAATACCTCGTGGTGCTGGAGTCCTCGTGTGCGGTGTCCTGAACATACTCCGCCAATCAAGCAGAAGACTTTTGTAGAACATATGGAAGAAGAGCTTGATAAGAAATGGTGGAGTGAAAATCGGTGGTTATTCTTGGAAGGAAAAGTTTATGATCACACAGATAATGATTGGAAAAACTAGTTTAAAAAAAATATACAAATGTCACTCAAGTTATAAATAAACTTCATAACACTATGATATTCATAGATATATGATATTTTTAACTTGACCACTTCTCCCTGTTGAAAGGCATGACTCCCAGTGATGAAGCCTCAGAACGGAACTTGGCGACCTTCTTCTCCACCTCCAGCGCCTCAGGTGAAAGTGGCATGCCCAGACCCGCCTTCGCAGCATCATGTTGTGACTGGTTCGGCTTTGGTCCGTAACAGTTCACGCCGAAACGCAACTCGGGATTATCAAAGAAACCACCATTTAATCCAGGGACACCACATGACGTGCGCTGCTCCTCAGGACCCGCCTGTATTTTCTCCCATGTCACCTTCTGCGTAGGATAGACTGCCGTCTGCCCCTTTACCCAGCCATAGTTACACCAGTCCGCACCCTTCTCCCAAGACTCCTTCACCTGTTCATATGTCGCAAGCTCAGCACCCAAGGCACGGCACAGTGGCTCAGCGTCGTAATACGTGAAAGTATTCTTGCTCACGTTAAATACTTCAGGGAAGCCAACGTTTGGCAGAATCTTCTCCACCATTGTCTTGGTCGCCTCCTTTTCAGGAATCGTCTCCTGCTGTGGCGGCTGCGACTTCTCTAAGACATCCTTACCGGGCTCTTTGTAATCCAGTGGTGGTGGCGGAACAGTATCCATGCCAAGCGCACCATAAACAAAGTTCAGAAGAGAATCATATCCATCCTTTATTTGAGCGCTGTACTGCGAGAGGAGAAACAGGAATAGTAGAACAAGTGCGGCAAAAATACCAAGAGCCGTCATCCAACCACCAGGTAATCCTACAGACTGTGCTGCCGTATTTAAGTTTTTCTGTGTATTAACAAACACTTCATTGACTTTGTTGTTAAGCTTACCCACATTCGCCTTCAACGTATTGATGGCATTCGCAGCCGCGGTAGGACCAGCGCCTAGGGGAAGAAGGCTATTGAATTTTCCAAGAGAGTTCATCTACGCTCTATTCTATACGAAGCGAGGAAAGGATATCGGGCAACTGTTTTTGGATATGCGCAGCAAAAGATGGAACGCTTACATCCCAATGCTGTTTGTCTTCTGCCCGATTTGGATAGGCGATTCCAAATCCCCAGGCATTTGTTACACCCTTTAAACGACCGGTATCTCCATCATATTCAATCCGCCCCGTATTTTCATTTACCTTTAAAGAATCTCTTTGTTCAAATCCAATAGCATAGATAACCTTGTCTGCGTCCCTTGTTTTACGAATCATTCCTGCAGTATCATGAATCGATACCAGTTCCACTTGCGGCATTTCATTCGCTAAAATCTTATCTGCGATAACTGCGGCGTCTTGTTTAATACCATCATAATCACCATCGCGTGCGAAATAGAATGGCTTCGGTGTAGCATAGAAGTTTGTGATACGCTTTACGCCATTCGTGATAAGGTTCTGAATAATAATGGTAGAACTGTGTGCAGTACCAAATAGAAGAACATGATCATTTGGCTTCACATACTCGAATAGTTTTGTAGTATCGAGAGCTACATGTAAAGGAATCGATGGAAATGGAAGGTCCATGGATTTGGGTTCAGACCCTGTGGCAACAATCAAATGGTTGGCTGTTATTGCCTTTGTCGAACCTTTTATCCATACATTCCAGATTCCTGAGTCATCTTGTGTTGCTTTTTGCGCGATGCCTGTTTTTATCGTACAGCGATTCAGAAATGGCTTTGTAAGAAATAGAAGGTATTGAACAATATATTTGAGCTCACATGGTTGCTCGGGATCCAGTGAAGCAAGTGGCTCAGGAAGGGGCTTATCCGTAGGAACTGCCTCAAGTGTCTGACGCCAAACTGTATTGCTACGAACACATGACCATTTTCTCATCAGGTCACCGCAGTCAAAATGCGGGTCAATGATGGTGATTCGTTCGGGTTGAATACCTGCCTTCTCTAAGGACAGGAGTAGCAGGAGTCCTGCAGCGCCTGAGCCTATAATAAGAACGTTGTTCATGTGCTTCTACTCTTTGCGATGTTTTCTGTTTTTTCTATTTTTTCTTGTTTTTGCTGGCATTATTTCGGCGAGAGGCATACTTGCCAATGAGCGCGTACCTTTTTGCCTTATTAATTCTGCTATTTTTAAGTTTAGTGGATTCATTGGTGGTGGTCTACCGCTAAAGTCTCCCACTAGTGGTGGCACTACTGGTGGAGGTTTCCTTACTGGACCCGCTGGAACAATCAACTTTCTATTGGATGGAGCCACTAGAGGTCCAACTGATGATTCCGCAGATGAGAGTGCGTTTGTGAATGCGTTGCCATTGATTTCCATACGATTTTTTACATTTATTCCTACATAGTCTTCAGCCATAGCGACAGGGGCAACGACAGGAACATTTGAGATCCATGGAGGATTTGGCTCAGACCTGAATTTAACATACCCTTTTAGATATTTTGAGATTTGCTCCTCAGTAAAGAGTGCGTTTATCGCTGGCAGTATAGCGTTGTAACGCTCATGTGCTTCTCCTATTTTAATACGTGTTCTAACATCTGGGTTCATCATAGCATTTACAAGCCTAAAAATAGGCAAAGTGATCTCTTCATATACAGTTTTGTGCCAAGTCAGTATTTCTTTATTATTATAATAAGACTCATTTAGTCCTTCTACTCTAGTTAACCCTAATCTACTATTCTTATTTATATCATGTTCTACTAGATTTATAGTCATCTGAGACAATACGATAGCAAGAGAATATACGTCAGCCCCTTTTAAAATAAGGTCCAATCTCTCAGTCGGTTTTTTGGGTAGAGTATTATGAATCGATTTAAAGATCTTTACCGACGAATTAGTCGATATAGTATTATATATAAAGGTAGGTATCTTATTTCTAAGATGGCTTTCCGCCGTCATTACATACTTTTTAACCCTTGGAGTATAGTCATCATACTCTGAGTCTCCCCAGAATTTTTGTGCAATCTGCCATGGGGCGGAGGGCTTTCCCTTCGGTACTGCGAACTTAATATCGAATGGCCATATGTAATAGGCTGCACTCAATGGCAGGTCATTGATACTATTTATATTATCCGTTTTTGTCAAGAAACCAAAGTCAATCATGTGGAAATCCCATGTATTATCTGGTAACTTTTTTGTAACAAGATTTCCAGGTTTTATGTCCAAATGGACAATATTCTTGCGATGAAGTACTGTTACAGCTTCAAAAATCTTTGAGAATCCATTAAATGCTCCAATATATTCTGACGGATGAAGATGAACCTCATCTAAGTCTTTACCTCCATATCCAAACTCTATCGATTTAGAATTCCCCAACTTCCTCCTTTCGTGTGATACATTTACAAAAGGCAATGTACACTTTCCTATATTATTTTCAGGCTCTAACTTCCATTCATCAATATCACATACTGAAAGAGGATATAAGAAATATTTTTGCTCAGGATCGATTCCTTCAAGTAGAGTCTTTGGTTGATATTCATGATAAAAGGCATTGGGTCCGACTAGTTTTGTAATAGCATTTGGTGTTCGCTTATTTCTTCCCTTACATGGCAGAGCAGGTTTGAAGGCACAGCCATACGCACCTTGACCTAAATATTTACCCCCATGTTTCCTTTTCCTGGTAAACATCCCTTTCCCTAATGAAATGAGATAAAATACATAATATGTATATTAGTTCATTTTTTATATTAGTATCTCTGCTTAGATCTCGCCGGCGGGCTCCGTGCGGTTGCCACCACGTCCAGCGATGAGCTGGCGCTGCTCGGGTGTCGTGCACACGCAGCCGCCGCCGCAGCTGAATGACGCACCGCAGCACTCGGGCTTGCACTGGTTGTTCTTGAACATGAACAGCGAATCCGGACCAGGCTCAAAGGCAGGTCCCATCAGTGGCTCATTTGGCGCCGTAGCACGCCAGGAGCTTACATTATTGCCAGTCTTGAGCCGAACGTTATCAAACGCTCCAATCGCGCCATAGCTCTTACCCGCGCCACCCGCCTCGTCCAGGAAGTAGCTCGTAAAGCCCTCCGTACCAAGCGCACCGGGCTTGTAGTAGATCATCAAAATATTGGCAGCGAGTAGGATAAGAAGTCCTGTAATAAGGAATCCGAGACGCATGATTCTTCTCTACTTGAGGATTTTTTTAGAAGCGCCTGAGTAAAACTATATGTCAGATAAAGTTGGTCGGAACCCACCTCGGTGAAATCCCGCGCATAACCGGAGTAGCCATTCGCTTCTATCCGAAAACTACCCGCTTCAGTAATCAAATGGTAACCAGTTACTTTGTTTCCACGCTCTACAAACTCTGGGTGGCACCAGTTTGTCTCCATTTTTGTTTTTAACCAGACTCCATCTGAAAAGGAGAACGCATCTCTCATGTCTGCCACCCCTTTATACACACCAATCACACGTGTGGGTCCAGAGTTAGATAGCACCTTGTCTCCAAGTTTTATCTCAGATATATCCTTGCGTTTACCATTCGCATCAAAGACTTTACATTCCGCTCCAAACAGTGGGTCCTGTGTTGGTATAGTTCCCGTACTCATGTTTCTTTCATTCAGAATACCATTCACCAACCAATCCCAAACCTTATCCGCATTTGGCTCAGTCAATGGCAACTCTTCCCAATCACGGAACTTCCATTTCTTCTGCGACTTACCACGAATAATGATATTTCTGGAGCTCGTCCGTAGACATATTAATACTGGCAAAGACATATGAATCGGTATGGCGCCTGGAAGTTTAGACGCCTCTATCCATTCACGACCTACATCTGACCAGATTAAATGAGATGCGCTCACTAAGATTCCATCCACACTGTACAATGGCTCCTTTCTCCCATCGGTAGACAAGACTCCCTCAATAACACTACCGTCTGCGAGAATGTCTCCAACTTTACATTCAGAGAGTGGCTTCGTTTCTCCATCTTTTGTTTCCATTGATGTATTGGGGTCAAAACAGAATGTACCACGTGTATCACCCAACATCTCTCCAAATCCACCCACTTCCAAAAATGTTATGACAGTAAAAATGATAAATAAGAATGGAATAATACCAAACCATATGAGAATCAATAAAGCAGCGATAACGAATATAATGATTAATACAACCTTGATGACAAAACGAACAAAGCTTTCTATTGCCATTTGAAGACCCATTGTCATATAGATGGAGGCGACGGCAATACCACCAACCCTCTTCATTGCCGAATATAGACGCCCAAAGTTACGAGCATATGCGGCACCTGTCGCCATAAATCGGCGATAGAATGGGTCCATGAGTTTTGCAAATGACTCTTGGATTTTAGACTTTAATGTGCGTAATGCTTGAAACACGTCGGTTAAAACTGCGGCGCTTTTCACATTGCTGCCTAGCGCTGAAATAATAGGTGTAAGTAAGACCTCCATTACCTCACGAAACATCTGGCGAATACAGAAACTGAAGTTTTCTCCTGCAAAATCGCCTGCGCTGCGCGGATCATCGCTCGGTTTGTATAAAAATCCTAACAAGAATACATCTACATCACAACGCCTGTTGCCCCAATCCTTTTTAACTGCTTCTATATCCACACTTGCCATAAGAAAGCTTATACCCAAAATCATCGCGACTGTCAATAAGCCTAGACTCCATGCTCCATATCGGAATCCCAAATATAAAACTATGAAAAATATAACAAGCACGAGCAACGCAGTGCTCATCCTCACTCTGTTATAACACAGGAAGACGACCCTATCGCTTTTGCGTAAAACTGCTCTGAATCTGGACTATGAACTTCTACATAGTCTCGGACCATCGTTCCGTTTTTCAACTCAAATGAGCCACTTGTCTTGACAATCAGACCATAGTAGATTTCTGGTCGGTCAAGTCTATGAATAGGATATATCTCTCCTGCTCGAATCCATCGTTCAGTCTCTGCATTCCAGAAAAGTAGTCCGGGAGTGACATATTCATTGCTTGGCAGAACACACGTCCTCGTAACTTCTTTTTGAACTAAACCTATGACTCTGCCTTGTGTTGTCTCATCGCCAAGACGAATATTAGAGATTCGCACACTTGTATTATTCTTCATCCGAACCTCTTCTGAAGAAGATACTACCGTAGAATAATCAAAGCCTGTGTGCGTTTTTGTATTTGTCACTGCGTTGAGTTGGTCTTCCACCCATTTCATCGTTACACTGTCACCACTTTCAGTTTCATCATAGTCCAAGAAAGAGTAGTTTCCAATGGGTATGACATGGTCGGAAGTATTAAAACAGATAAGTGGTCTTGTTAAACCACCTGCCCAGTCAGCAATAGGCTTCGCATCCGGGTGCTCATCAGCACGAGTGTATTTTCCACCGTTTATCACAAAGTGATTTGTACTGACCTTTATTTCACCTGGAAACTCTACCATCGGTTGCCCGTTCGCTTCAAATGAAAATGTAGATGTCACACGCCCTCCAGTCAGCTCAAAGACGTCACCAATCCTAACATCCTTCACAGGAATACTCCCCTTATTTTTAATAATAACTAGTGTATCAGGGTCAAAGCAAAAGACGTCAAGGAACTTGAATAAGATTGTATCTCCAAAGTTCTGAAGCGCAGTTATACCCGATATAGAAATGTAGATGAGGGCAAAGAATGTTGCATATACACGTCCCATAAGCATTCTTGTTCGCATCACCGTAGTTTTGATTTTTTGTGTAACTTGATTCATACGGTCCGCAAAGTTTTGGAATATAGTATTAATGCCACCCATCATTGTGGCAAACTCTAGGCGAATACTATTCGCCATCTTCATGAGCTGACCGAGCGTGCCCAAAAGAGTTCCTACAATCTGAAATATCGGGGACAGCATAAATCCTGCATCCGATTTAATAATGCTCTGTAAGCAAAACTGAAAGTTCTCACTTGTGTCATGACCAAAAAAAGAAGCAAATGGCATAATCGTAGGCTTACACCGATACTTGTCCCAGTTTTTCACTATTTCACTGGTATCGGAGGCACCTATGATTATTGCCCATATGCCAATCATGACAAAAAGGAGGATTAAGAATGACAACATCCTACTAACTTCACCCTATGTTGAAAATACGTCTAGTTTGCCTTGAGAGGTCCCAGCGTTGCCCTTACCCAATCACGGTCGGCGCTGAATACCTTTGAGGCGTCGGGGGCTGTGCGCTTTGAAAGCTTCGCAACCACGTTTAGCTTACGGAAAAGCGAGAGGACACCATACTGATTGGCAGCCTTGCGCAAAGCCACGTGGCGCTCCTCCGTGGGCTTACGATAGACATAGCCATAACGCTTCAACTCACCCTTACGTAAGGGACCAAAGAGATTCTTGCCCTTGCCTGGCAGACCACGATCCTTGATACACGTTGATTTTACAAGCGTTGAACCAGACTTGGGGTAGGCGCGATAACGGAGGCTGCCGCGTCTTACCGTATACCCACGCTCACGAACGTTTGTTGTGTAACGCCGCACATATGCCTTGCGCAGAACCTTGCCCGGAGAGCAAACTTTACGCGTAGACTTTGCTTTATTGTGCTGTCTATTCTTACGAGTCGTCCCAACCATTCCGTTGTTATCTACTTATTTCAAATAATATTTGTATCAAGTGCTTCTTCAGAACGAAAACTATTAATAAGTTTCGTATCATATGTAAAACGGAACTCAATCAAGTCACGAAAAAGACTTTGAAGAATCTGGATACGCTCGTCCATGGTGAGCGTTGTTGGATCACCGAGTGCCTCATTGAGAGTATTATCAGTAACAGATAATGCAGTATTATTTTCAATATAGCTTTTTAAAGAGTAATACAAATCTGCAGTCTTCTTCGTGTAAGCATTCAAAAGAAGCGTATCCTGTTCCTCACCAATGGTTGTATCCAGCTGATTCTTCTTCCATGATGAAATCGCTTTGCGAAATGTGTCTACACGGGCACTTTCAGCCGAATAGTTTGGTACATTTGTGTCTGTGTCGATGTCTGAGTCCATATCTATTCTATATGAGGATGTCTTCGTTTTAGGGTGCCGCGGCATACATAAAAAGCAAAACAGAGAGAGCTAAAAACATTGCCATCGCTGTCTCTTCATGATATCCACCGTATGTAACCTCTACATATCGCTCAAAGCCCTCAATACGGGCAGGTGGCTGGGCATCATACTTCATATCCGCCGCTTGTTGGGCTTTCTGTTCTTCCGCCTTTTTCATGATGCTCGCAGGACTATTTGGATCACTTAATGCTGCTGGATCTCCGGCATCAGCGGAAATAACTGGTATTTCTTGGGCAGCACTCATTCTATTCGTTGCGGAATAAATGAAGCCAAGAGGAACTTCCTTACTGCTAGAAATATGGAGGAGCGTCGGAATATTCGCGAAGCTGTTGCTGAAGCCCAGAATGCCCCTGTGAAGTTTGACCCTAAATCTCGTGCGAAGTATATTCGTGATACGGTAAAGCAGATTGAGGAGTATCAGCGTGATAGACTCACTGTAGAGGAAATCAAGGTTCGTGTCCCTACGTTTGCAAGGGATTACAAGAACCTTTTTGAGGAACTCACGGCGCCAGGTGGCTATAGTAAGCAGAGTCTAACAACTATGCTTGCTATGCTTGATCGCATGGGCTCAGGTGACCTCACGCAGCACCAGGCGTCTGTGATTGTTGGTCAGAGATTGGCACAGACCTATGATATTACGCCTGAGAAGCTGCCGCCGCCTTCCAGTTCACAGTAGGTATGTAAAATACATTACACCACTGTGATGCGATTGTATAATGCTTTTTCCAACTAAACTCTGATGCTGGCGTCTCATGTAAAATGATTGTCTTATCAAGAGTCTGAAGCTGTATTTCATGATACATATCCATATGTTGCTTTAAAAACTTCTTTTCCTTTTCGTTAAAAAATGAAAAGTTGTCGGCTTTTGGGAAATACTTCATCTCGCGTACCTGCTCCTGCATCCTTTCGAGTGCCTGAATAATCGAAGGATATGCGTTACGAAAATCACGGCAAATGAGATAACGCTCAGAGTTACATGGGCGACTTGTTGCGGGCTTGTACAGCGTCCATTCCTTGAAACAACACGAGATCAGTCGCAGAAGAAAATGCGTTGATTCTGAATAAATATCAAAAAGCTTTAATACCAACATTCCTCCTGGAGCGAGAACCTGTATTCCAATCAGCGCCGAAGCAGCCAGAAGAAGATAGGCACTTTTTTCTTGGTTTTCGTAATCGATACTAAAATCAAATCCACCGTCGCCCGTAAATAACATTACCTTTTGAGAACCCACCAAATCAATATATGATTTCTGATTATCTGGAACATATAAATCACCAGTACCGTCAGCTCCATAATGTATCTTGATTTCAGGATGCTTCTGTAAAAAGTGATATGTGCGTCGCCAACCAGGAATATGATTATTTGTCGGCTTCAAGGTCATGGCATAAATCTTTGATGGACTTATCTTGAACTTTATACAACGCTCTGAAAATGCCTCAATGAAACCACCTGGACCCTCAGCAACATGGGCTGACCGTATGCGTTGTGTGCCCTTTGGTAAACGCTCAAAGAACCTACTTACTTGAAGAATCTCAATCATCTTGAAAAAAGAACGACTAAGTGGCTTGATAAGTGATATGGGTGCAGGGCAGTCTGTACCTTCTTGTGTATAGACCAACTCATAAGGATTCGTTTTCTTCTTCAGTGTTTCCCAAACATGATTCTTCTCCAAGGGTTCAATGCGACTCTTCATAGCATTGAGAGTCTCATGCGGGATTTCATTCCAACTTGCATCGTACGTAATATTTTGAAACTGCTGAATGATTTTTTCATCTGGGTAAACACTGCTCTGGAACTCTATCAACTCCCAGGGCGGCTTTGAAGCCTGTTGTTCACAGGTGCTTAGGACCTCCATACTTTATTTCGGGTTTGATGTTTAGCCCGTTTCCGCAGTTGTTTGCGCCTTGTATCTGCACCTCCTGATTTTCCACGCTTGTGCAGGGGTACATATTTTGCTCCTTCAGCTGCTACTTCTCCTTTGGGTGCTACCACACTAAGAACGTGATTAAAGGCTGTCCTTGATGTTGCGTTGTACTGAGCTAGTTCTTTTTCAATATCGGTTGCCTTTAGAAACTTAACATCAAAAAGCTCCCCTTTTCTGTCTTCTTCCATCTTTTTGATTGCTCTTTCTATTCCATCCTTTTCTTCTGCGGTTACCTCATATGTAAAAATATGAGAACCTCCATGCTTACCTTGAGCTACTAGTTTTCCTTTGTTCAGTTCAAAGCCAACTTCCTCTTGAAACTCGCGCTTTGCTGTATTCTTAACATCACCCTTGTCTTGACCTGTCATTCCACCTTTTGGAAATCCCTTCTTTGAATCGGCTGTAACACGCTGAATAGTGTATGATTTGAACATTCGGCTCGCCTTATCAAAGTTGCGACCTACATATCTTGCCTTGGCTGGTAAAGATGCGACTATGGCACTCACCTTTTCTTTTGAATCTTTTATATCAGGTATAGCCTTATGACTACTATATACTGATTCTGTGCCAACTAACATAAAAATATCTCCATCTTTACGATACCACGCCACAGCTAAACCATGTTCTTTTGGTGGCGATTTACGCGACATCCCTCTACTCTTCTGCCTCCAAAATGTGTAGCTGCATCTCTGGCTCATCCTCCATCAGCGTCGCTGCGGGGGGCATCGTCACATTCATACGCAGCTGCGTCGATGAACAAACATCTGCTGGATCTACATACAACTCAGAGTCAATCTGCTCCTGTGTAGGTCCCTCTTCCTCCTCCTCAATGGTATCCGCCATCGGTGGCAGACCCTTCATCAAGCGTAGTAGCGCTGACTCATCCAGGAGAATATCACTGAATGAGGTGCCGCCACGAATCGGCTGACCCATCATAATATTCGCCGAGACACCCGTAATAGGGTCAATCTCACCAAACAACGCAGCACGCAGGAGAATCTTCTCCGTCTCCTCGAACGACGCCTTGGCAAGCGGACCAATGTCATTCTTGTTGATGCCGTAGCGGTCAACCGACATTAGACGTCCATGACGCGTCATTACATCGCACAGGAGACCCAGGTGACGGAAGTTCACGCCTGCCTCCTCAAACAACTCTGAAATCTCATTCAGGAGAACCTGGCGCGTAGCCTCAACACCAAGATTCTCAAAGATATCGTGGACGTGCGTACTTACCAGGCGGTGACCATCTACCGCAGGATGATTCATGACCTCTAAGAAGTTGCTGCCATCGGTATCCAGCACATACTGCTCAATCTTCTTGTATGCGCCATCCACATACTCAACATACTCCTCCTCCTTGCGGAACGTCACCGCCTTGATACCAGGGACACCGCGAATCACCACGCTGTTCAACAGCTTGTTCTGAAACTTCTTCAGGTTCGCCAGGTCGTCCAGTGGGTCCTCATCAATCTTCAGATTAATACGCATCACAAGCTTGCTTGCATTGAAATCCGAATAGACCGTCCGCAGCTGAATATCCTTCGCGAAACGATTGTCCAACACAAAGGCAATATCGTCCATCGTGATATTCTTGTTGAACATGCGCTCACGGTCGAGTTCCAAACGGAGAACCCAGCGGCTCCACGTCGGCTGCTGCTGCTGCTCTTCGCCCTCGTTCTCAGCACGCTCAAAGAGACGGAAGAACTTGATGAGGTCGCGGTCCTCGGCGAGAATCGTATCCTCCTTGTTCTCGTCAGGGTCAAAGTAAATCGCCGCCTTGACTGTAATATCACGCAGAAGAGTCAACTCGAGGTCCTGAGCAACCTCACGCGCCTTCTCCTTCTTCCCACGGAACTCGGGCTTCAGGAACACCGTCAGCGAGGTCGCCTTGGGATTCTGCGTCACCTTCAGCAACTCCTTGAGGCGAGGCACACCACGCGTCATGTTGCTCTTCGCGGCTACACCAGCCAAGTGGAAAGTGTTCAGCGTCATCTGCGTTGAAGGCTCACCAATGCTCTGCGCGGCAATAATGCCCACCTGCTCACCAGGCTGCGCCCATGCCTGCCAGTTCTTCACAACCAACAGCTCACAGAGAGTATCAAACGCCTTCTTCGTGAAACGGTCATTCATAATCAACTTGTGAGGCGCACAGTGGAAACGCAGGAGCGCCTGCCATAGACGGTGATACGTCTGTGTCTTTGCCATCACTCCATTCAGCCCAGTCAGCACGTAGGCAGGCGTCAAATCAGTCTTCTCCTGGTTGGAGATGTGGAACTTGACCTTCAAGTTGAGAAGGACGCGCTCAAGATTCATTGGAGCAAAGAGCGTGCCATCCAACTTGCCCCTGTAGATGTTCTCAACCAGCATCTTCTGGTCGGCAAGCACTTCCGCAGCAAACTTGGAAAGAAGAGCGGAATCATCCTCGCGAACTACGCCATCCGCAAGCACCTGTGAAAGGTCTGCACCCTCCATACCATACTCGCGCTTGATATCAGCATCCGTCAGCTTCGTAAGACCCAGGCTCGCCGACTCAATCTTGGTAGAGTTTACGCCATCCTCACCATAGTGAAACTGAACAATGTTGCCGCGCGCATCACGCACAGTGCCGTCATACTGAATCACCAGGTCCTCCATCGCCTTGACGAGCTGACGCTGAATATATCCAGTATCGGCAGTCTTGACGGCAGTATCAATCAGACCCTCACGACCTGACATAGCGTGGAAGAAGAACTCCTGTGGCGTCAGACCGCGAATGAAGGATGACTCTACAAAGCCACGCGCCTCGGCACCGTCGTCATATTTCTTGTAATGAGGCAACGTCCGGTCGCTGAAGCCATACGGAATACGGCGACCTTCAGGAGCCTGCTGACCTACACACGCCATCATCTGGGCAATGTTAATCGTAGAGCCCTTGGAACCCGCCTTTACCATGGCTGTCAAGCGATTCTCCTGCGCCAATGAACCGAGACCCGTCTTGCCTGCCTCCTCCGTCGCCTTGTTCAGGCTGCCAATCACACGGCTCTCAAACTCCTCCTGATTTGACTTGCCCGTGTTGTTGTCAAAGAGATCCAAATGAACCTGGAGAATAATATCCTCAATCTCCTTCTTCTTCTGCTGAATCTTCTTCTGAATCTCATCGTTCGTCTTTGAATCAGCAACCAAGTCACTGATGCCTACGCTGAAACCATTGTAGACTAGGAACTGCTCTACGGTGTTCTGCATCGCGTCAATGAGATTCACCGTGTCCGTTGGACCATAGTCGTTGTAGGTCACATGAACAATGCCCTTGGACGGCTTGGCAAAGATAGACTTATCAAAGATGCCCTGCGTAATGACACCCTCGCGAATCTTTACAAAGTTCTCTGGGCGCTGGTCATCCTTGTAGGAGTCGTTCGCCATGTCCAAGTTAATCGGCGGCATCAGCTGCGAAAGAACCTGCTGACCCGTCCAACGACCAGCCTCCTTTGCCGCAGGAACCTCGCCCTCAAACCGCTTATTCCACATCATCAGGTTCATGAACTCACGGCGATTGAAGTTCACTGAGGGGCGCGTAATACGGTATGAACCCACAAGAGTATCCTGGACAATACCAATCACTGGCTTGCCATTGCGCGGTGAGATAATCTGGTGCGGGACAGCAGCAATCTCCATGAGCTCCGTGCTCGCCTCATATGACTGTGGGATGTGAGCGTTCATCTCGTCACCGTCAAAATCAGCATTGTAAGGCGCAGTCACGGATACATTCAGGCGGAAAGTATTGAAGGGCAGCACCTTGACACGGTGACCCATCATGGACATGCGGTGAAGCGTTGGCTGACGGTTAAACAGGATGATATCACCGTCAGCTAGATGGCGATTGACAACATCGCCCAGGTGAAGAACAATATCCTTGCGATTCACATGCTTGAGCGAAATCATGCGACCATCGGGGCGCACAATCGTCTTCGCACCTGGATACGTGTCCGCACCATTCTGAATGAGCTTGTACATCTGCTCCTTGTTGTAGACCGTCACGTGCTCTGGGACAGTCAGATTCATCGCAATCTTCGTCGGCACACCAATCTCGGCAATGGACAGATTCGGGTCAGGCGTAATGACGGAACGCGCCGAAAACTCCACACGCTTGCCCTGAATGTTGTAGCGAATACGACCCTCCTTGGAACCCAGGCGCTGCTGGATTGACTTGAGAGGACGACCTGAACGCTGAGCCGAGGGCGCAACACCTGGAATCTGATTATCAACCAGGGTGGCAATGTGATACTGGAGCACGTTCGTGTACTCATCAATATAGTTCTTTGAAGCGTTCGCATCAATCTTGAGGCGTAGCTGATTGTCCGTCTTGATAATCTCAAAGAGCTTGTGCGTCAAGTCATCCTCTGAGCGCTGGTTATTGTCCTGAATGACAGAAGGACGTACCTGCGGCGGTGGAATCGGCAGAACAGTGCAGATCATCCAGTCGGGACGGCACCAGAAGCGGTTCAGTCCCATAAAATCAACATCCTCGTCCGTAATGCGGCGGAAGAGTCGTAGAACATACTCTACCTCCAAAATCTGGCGCTGCTTCGTGGTCTCCTTTCCTGCGCCAGCACCCTCGCTGTTGTCCCACTCAGCCACAATACGCGCAATACCCTCACGCAGGAAACGGCTCGGCTTACGCGTACCACAACCATCCTCAGTCTCCTGACCGCAACGGCTAATATTTGAACTGCGGCTCATCATCTCGCGCCACCTCGCCTCTCCACGTCGCTTCAGAATCGTCTTGTGGAGATTCTTATCGACGAGAAGCTTTGAACAACGAATACAGACGCAGTTGAGAACATTTAGAATTGTGCCGAAGAACTGAATGTAATATACTGGGCGAGCAAGCCGATAGTGCCCAAAATGACCGGGGCAGTTGTGATTGGTCTGACCACATGACCTACACGTCTTTCCGTTGTCTAACACGCCCATGCGCGGATCAAACAAGCCACCAATCTTTGGCTCATTGCCCTCGTAGGTTGTGTGCGTCGTGATTTCTACCACCGAACGACGCTCAATCTCTTCTGGGCTGAAAATACCAAACTGGATTCCCACAATAGGTTCGATTTCTGAAGAAGGTCTGACTAGACCTGCGGGCATCTTCTCTTTATCCTTATAGGTTTTGTAAATGGAAACTTTAGCCTCAATTTTAGCCAATCCTTTAAAAACACTTTAGGCTCCACGCAAACTTTTAGACTCGTCCGGATTTTAAATAAGCGAATGCTCGCGAAGTTAAAAGAATGATATAAATAGATGAAAATCACACATGTTAATTCTGGAGAAGTTAAATTCAAACAAGGAGAATCAATTATAAATTATGGAGATGCCACAATTTCAACATATAATTTGGTTAATTGTATAGCGATCGGTGGTCGTTTTAACTATAAAGGAGAAGGAAGAGATTTGAAAGGGATATTTTTCACTCATGAATCTCCAACAGACAAAGACAAACAAAAAGCAAAACTGCAAAGAATAAATGATATACTTAAAGATAATTTAATAACTGATATATTTTTTTTTAGAATTGATCCGTCACAAACGTCAAAAAACATATATGGTGATGGTTCAACTACGGAAGAAATTATTACTGAAATGATTAGTTTTACTCGAGGTATGTTTGGTCTTGAGCCAAATATTTTAACTTATGCATGTGATATAAAAACATTTAGGTGTGGCAAAGCATCTATCTCTGTTGATTCTGTAAGAACAAATCTTGAAATCATCACTATGAACTCTAGTCCTTCTAGTCCTGTTGTAAAAGATGATTCTAATATATTTAGCACATTTGAACCCAACTATTTAAAAAATAAAGATGGCGATACTATTATTCAATGTCCTATATGTGGAAATAAGAGTGGAACATTGCTACAAATAACTCATACTTATGATTGTCCAAACAAAGGTAAAAAAGCGAATCTATTACATAAACCAGCAGAAGGTGGTAACCGTAATAAGAAGCGGAAGACTTATAAATCAAGTAAGAAATCCCAAAGGAGAATAACACGTCATAGTAAACTCAGATCTAAATAAAGTGCCGGTTTGAAATGTTCAGCGGTCTAAATACCTGCTCCCATAACGCAAATATCTCTTCCCGCTTTGTTTGTTGCTTGTCTTCCGATTGTCCAATCAAAGTATCATAGTCGGTCGCCATAATCTTAGAAACAAGGTCATCTACAGAATCAAATGTAAGAATACATCCCATCGTTTCTGGATAATAGAAATCAGCCCACGACGCCCATTTTTCGGCAATCTCTGGCTCCCTTACATTGTCTAGAGGGCTTGCCGTCTTTTCAGACCCTGGCGCAAAAACTGTCCAGGATAGTTCATTCGGCTCATCCTTATTTGCCCACAGTTCCTTGAGAAGACGCTGCGAGGGAACCCATACTGGAATATTAGAACGTGTTTGCTCAAAGATTGACATCGTGCTGATATTGTATGGAAGATGGATCACCGCAGTGTATTTATCAAGATACCCTTCAGGCAAGTATGCCCTCTTTTCAGCAAGAAGAATGGCTTGACTATCGACTGCCTCATTAAAGTTCGCCTTCAGCTTACCAAACAACTCCTTCATAAAAGGCGAAGAGTTCTGCTGAAGAAGGATCTGCCGAGTATCCCAGATAAGGAACTTTTTAGGAACCACTATTCTTGTACGAATGCGATGAATACTCTCACACAATGAAGGAATATGGATCTGCTGATGTGGCTCTACGCGTGGAAAAAACTGGGCGAAATATTGCTGGTCGCCACGATTGTTATGAACTACATGAAGACGGTTTGTATGAAGAAGTTGTTGTATTTCTTTTACAAGAGTATCATGCTTCGCGGGGTCCTGACTCCATTCATTTCCAAATCGTGTTGAGTTCACATGAAACAATGGTAGATTCAAATCCTTCAACCTGTATGAAGTAATAATAGAATGTGACGTAATAACACCGTCATACTTCTCTTTGAGTATGTGCTCCTTGAACTCAGGGTCCAATGGAGTATCAATAGGTGTCTTATAAATATCCAACGATGAGTGAAACGGCGGCGCTACACTTGGAATCGCCTCATTGACTGAAGGACGACCGTCACATAGCCATGTAAAATCGATACGAATACCAAGTGGTCTCAGAATCTTCTTCATATCCCACAAGACTGCGTGGTGATGGTCCATACCAAATAGACGCAACGGCTTTGAGTGCGGTGACCAGAACCAGAGCGTCCATCCTGGCGCGATAAACTCTAGATTTTTCGTGTATTCTCCTCTATTTTTCCAAAATGTCTGGAGCGTGAGATTTGGGTCGCTGTAAAAGAATCCATGTTCGGGCAAAAGCAGCGCATCAACTGGACCACGATTCATCCATGCTTCGAGTTGGTCCCTATGGACTGGCAAAATACGTCCCCTAATCTGAGGAGGCAGACTGTCGCGCACCTCCTTCGCGTTTCCAACACAAAACCACATTTGCCTTGCTTCCTGGGGCGTGCCTTCGAGTGCCCATTGGGCGATTAAAAATATGTTCTTCGATACTGACTCATCAATATACGGAACGCCAAGTTCTTCCCTGTGAGCATTATTTAGACAAGACTTCAGAAGAGCGATATCCATTTACTAGGTCTAGAATCAAGGATTTAAGCACTAAACGCGCCCTATATATAGATAATATGCCCAAGTATACAGAAAAAGAAAAAGGTATTAGTCGTAAATATAAACTACTAGCAGATTCTCGTGTTGAAAAATATGTTACAGAAAAAGCCGTCGTCGATATTGTATCAACGGAGGCATTTAATAAGATGGTATTTATTGACGGGGAACTACAGATGTCAAGCAAAGATGAATATATCTATCATGAAATGCTTGTTCATCCTGCCCTTTCAGCAGTAAAATCAGAAAACAAGAAGCGCGTATGTATTATTGGCGGCGGCGATGGATGTG